CGTGTACGCCCGCCGACTTGATGAAGACCTTGTCCTGGGTGGTGATGGAGCAGGTGCTGCCACCGTCGATGCTGATGTCGCTGCCGACGTCGAAGTGTAGCTTGCCGTTAACTTTGACATGCCACTTGTCGTCAGCCAGGAAGTCGACGGTCCTGTTCTTGTGGTCGAGGTGCAGGAACTGCTTCTCGTCCTTCGTGTAGGCCTTGATGCCGCCTTCCTTCGTGAAGATGACGGTGGAGCCACTGGTCTCATCAGCGTCATCGTCTTTTCCACTGGACAGCTTGCCACTGATGGTCGTGGGACCACGGTGAACGATTTTTAGCTCGCCGTCCTTGTTGATGTCGGCTTTGATTCCGTTGAACTCGAAGCTGTAGTGATGGTCGTGGCTGTCGCCGCCGCTGTCGTCACGGATGCCACCGACAATGAAAGCCTGGCCGGCGTTGCCGCCGACGCAGAGGATCAGGACCTTGGCTCCAGTGGTGGAGGTTTTGGTTCCCTGAGGCGTGCTATCGTCGCTTCTCAGCGTGAAGTGGGTCTTGTCGGCGACTCCGCCGAGGCTGTTGACCAGCAGGCAATTCGAGAACCTGACAACGGTGACAGGACCGCCGCCCTCGTGGTACTGGACGTCGACATTGTATTCGAGGTAGCGGCGGCTCATCGACCTGGGGCTGTCGACGGGGATGATTTCCTTCACCTCACCCATCAGCAATTGGACGGTAGAGCCATGAAGGGCCGACTCTTCAGTCGTTCCCATGGAACGACCGCCGATGTAGTGAGGCCGAACACTACGATTGACGAATTCCATTAGTCGACCTCGTCGACAACCAGGATGCCCGGTTCCAGGATCCGATTGTCTTCAGCGTTGAGTCCTGAGTACAGGTAGATGTCCAGATTTTCCCCGGCTTGACCTACGTCCAGCTGCTTCCCGTTGCTCTTTTCTGTCTGAGCAGTTTCAAAAGCCTTTTGACCGTAGCGGTCGGCAAAGTTCGCCCTGGCCTCCTGGTCCTTCCCCGCCGCCACCTTCTCCCCGATTTCGACGAGGTCTTTCCTGAGGTGGGCTGCGCCGCGTCGTTGCTGCCGTTCGGGGCTAAACTTCTCCACCGCCTTGGGAATGTCGGCCCGGACGCCATGGGTCAGGGTGAGTTGGGTGGTGAAGGTCTTGGCACCATCGGGTGAAATGGAGGCGTGGTGGTTCACCGATTCGATGTGGTAGAGGATGTCGTCGTACTCAAAGTTGTCGCCGGGGACGATGGGCAGGGTGCAGCCGACCAGGGACACCATTCCAGTCAACATCATGTGCTGGCCGAGCAGCATGTCGGACTTCAGCGCCATCCACTGTCCAGGTCCACCCTTCTCGGCTTCGATGGCAGCTGCCTGAATCGTAGCCATGTGCGGTCGAAGGCCATGTCTCTTGACGTCGACGGGGTCGCTGATTGGGGGCCAGTTCACAATCTGATAGGCCTGGGCGCTGATTTGGGTCTTCTTGCTGGGCTGGGCGTAGATGTGGATGTAGTTGGTCCGGGCTCCATCGCTGCGGCCGATGTCCAGGCTGCGAATCAAGACGTCGTCCGCAACCCAGCGCGGCAGCTCGTGGTACCCAGTCACCTCCTGGCTCATTCTGTCAACAAAGAGAGGGGAAGAGAAGGGTAGCTGCCTGACGACAAGCGTCGGCATCACCTTGCCGTCTGGGGTGTACTTGACAGCAGTGTACATCTCGTTGATGGCCGGGTTCAGGTACTCGTTGAGGAGGTTCCAGACGGACTTCCCGTCGAAGCTGGTCGGCACTGGCAGGAACAGACCCTTCAGGGGCACGTTCGTGTAGTGCCGGCTGGTGGAGATGTCTCCGTTTGGACCGGTCCCTCTTGGGAAGAAGACCCCGGGGAACTCCTCTTGCTCGTACTTCTGAAGACCCTGAATGACGTGGAGGATGTCAGCGTAGCTGTAGCAGGCCTTCGATGGAGTCTTCACTCCAAGCAAGTTCGCGACGGCGCTCGGAATGACGTACGCGAACGGAGCTTCTTTCGAGGCGATGGCTGCACCGGCGGCGCGACCCTCGATTTTGCTGTTGTCGGCTGCCGGACCAGACAGACCCTTGCCGAGGAAGGAGTCAATCAGAGCCGGGATGACGAGGTTGATGTCAACGCCGCCCTTGCCGTTTGACTCTCGGGCACCAACGGCGAAGATGTCCTTCATGGCGATGTTCATGTCCTGAAGGAATCGAGCCAGGTACTCTTCGCGACGCGCCAGGGCCGGGTCGAAGAACACTCCTGAGTCCAGCTCTCCAAACCCTACTCCGGACAGATTGTACTGGACGGTTCTGACCCCTGTCGGACTTTGAACCAGGACTTTTCGCATGTCCTGAACCCGACCGATGAACTTGAGTCCGTCGTCGAAACCGTTGGCCGACTCGTTGGCGTTCAGCTTGTTGATGACCTCCTTGTACTTCTCCTTGGAGTTCATCATCCAGCACATGATCCAATCGCCGGGGATGATGCCGGACAGGAACTCGAAGGACCCGGGCTTCAGGGACGCGCTCAGCTGCTGCGTGAAGTTGCCCTTGCTGCTGGTGATGTCCATGTTGACAATGGAGCTGGTAATCAGTAGCGGCTGGCGGGTGTCGGTGAGCTTGAAGCTGTCATCGTCCTGGCTGACATCGCCACTGCTGAAGGCTGTGCGTTCGGCGAGGCGCTGCTTGCTGCTGGTGACGGGCTCCCGGTACCGAATCACCATCATCACCCAGTGCGGGTTGACGCTGATGTAGTCGCGTCCTCCGGACTGAAAGACTTGGAAGGCTCCGTCGGCCTTGGTCTGGAACTCGTCGATGAGGTTGTAGGATCCCATTAGAAGGTGTGTCCCGTAGGTTTGTTTTCCAGCTCTTCCTGCTTCTTGGTGGTCTGACGCTTGGCTTCAGCTGAGGCGCGCCGGCCCAGGTCCTGGAGGTATTCGTCCGCCTGCTGACCAGAGGCATCGGGGTGGCTGCGGAAGAAATCGGTGACCTGGAGCCGCTGCTGAGCGGACAGCGGGTCATTGGCATCTTTGTGACGCTGTTCGAAAGCACCCATGGCGTTGTTCGATTTTACGGCCCGTTCCGTCGCCGCGAATTCCGCAGTGAGCTTGGCGGCTTGGTCTGCAAGCAGCTTCATCTGCTGCCGAGCCATTTCAATTTCAGCGACACCGCCGCTGCCGGCTTTACCGCCACCGCCCTTTGCCCCGGCACCCGAACCAAGAATATCGCGGGCCGTGCCCATGGCAGCATCCGGGGCCATGTCTCCGTCAGCGTTGGAGAGGGCACCGCCATAGCCGGCAGTGAAGGACTCCGCAGTGAAGGCCTTGCCGTTCTGGTCTTTGAGACCCTTCCACTTGCCGCTCTTGAAGAACTCCCTCGGGTCCATTCCAGATGCAGTGATGGCGCGGGTAACGATTCCGGCGTCAGTCTTACCCATCGCCTCACCACTGACACCTTCCAGCAGACTTCCGGTGACGCCCTTGAAGTACCTGGCCGCATCCTGCTTCTTCCCGCCGACGGCATTGAAGATGGCTGAGGCGTCACCACCCTTGCCTTCGGCAGCGTCAGCCACTTCGCTGAGGCTCATCTTCGAAGCCAGAAAGCCCTGGCCGTACATGTTGATGCCAGGAGCGGCCTCGCCGGCGATCATGAAGTTGCGGGCCTGCTGGTACGGGCTGGTCTGACCAGACAGAGCCCTCTGCAGGTAGTCGGCGCCCTTCACGTTCTGCTCGGCCACCAGGCGGCCACCAGGGCCCCGGGTGCCACGGCTCAGCATCTCCATGAGACCTTGGCCTTGGTACTGGCCATCGGCTGCACCGGTATTGAGCCCGAGTCGGTCCTGCTGGGCCGCCACGTAGGACGTCAGCAGACCCACGGTAGAGGCGTCAATACCACCGCCACCAGCCATCTGACGCATTGAGTCGCTGAAAGCTGAACCACCACCGAACTTGGACATCACGCCGACAGAGTGGGCGGCGCCACCAATGCCGGCGGCCGTCGCGTGCATGACTCCGCCCTGGAGCCGGTGGGCTGCGTTTCGGGTTCCGGAGCCACTGATGCCCTGGAACGCAGCCGAGATTTCTCCGTCATCAAAGGCGGAGTAGGCAGCGCGATGCCTGGCCAGGGCCTGGTATCCGTTCTCACCATGCCGTGCCCCGACCCCCATGCCTCTCATGGAGCCGAGCGTTGCCCGGAAGTTCTGTTGGTCGCCGAGAATCGCGTCAGCCAGGGGGTCGGTCTGGCGCTGCATCTCGATTTGAGCATTGCGACGGGCCTTCGTCGCCTGGTCAGCGGCGCGACCATTCGCAATGTCGTCCCAGTCACCTCTGAAGAAGGCTCCGACTCCCGACTTGGCTCGACGCCAGCCGCTGTCCAGGGTCTCGTAGTCCTCACGTTTGGAGGGGTCACTGAGAATCGCCTGTTCAGCAGCCTTGTTCCGGTACTCTCCACCTCTCAACTCAAGACTGCGCTGAGCCAGCATGGTAGCCTGTCGGCTGTCGGAGGTCAGGTACTGGTCCGGAGCCCCGTCGATTTGCTTGTAGATGTTCTTAATGCCCCAGGCGCCAGCTGCGGCAATGCCGGCTCCACCGAGCATGGCCGGGCTAATCCCCAGTCCGCCCATGAGCTGGCCCAGGGCACTCTTGCTCATCATCTCAGAAGCACCTTCGGGGAGAATGGAGCGGGGTCGAGTCAGTCGGCTGAAGAGGCTCTCCTTGGCTGCGGCACCCGCCTCAGGAAGGGCGGGACCGTACTGCTTCTCCATCAGCTGCTCTTCAGACTTCTGCAACGACGCCAGCTCGGTCTTGGCCTTCTGGACGGCTTTGGTCACAGCCAGAATCTTCGTCTGAATCTGCTCGCTGAAGCTGCCGCCGGCGGCACCACCGGCCTTCTCGTAGAGTTTGATAAGCCCGTTCAGGTCGTTGTTCAGCTTGCCGATTTCACCATGCTGCTGGACCATGCCCCTTTGCAGGGCCTCGGTCATGACCTTGATGGCAGCTCCGCCCTCTTGGCCAACCTTCTTAAAGACGTCGACGTTCTGTGCCAGCACGGAGGCGAAGCTGGTGGTCTGGTTCGAGGTACCAACCTTGGAGCCGAGGGTGGAGGCGCTACTCTGGGGCTTGCCGACGCCACCGCCAGACAGCATACCCATGCCACCACCGCCACCGAGTCCACCAACCCCCTTCAGGGTGTTGGCAAGCTCTTTGGCGCGAGAAATCAGCTGGTCGAAGACGCGGTTGACCTGGCGTGCCGACGCCTCATCAACCACGAACTTGAATCGTACGGACTTGCCTTCTTCAGACATTACGCCACCTTGCGAGCTTTAGCTCGGGCTGAGGTTCTGATTCGGTGGCAACAGGCGCACACCACTTCACATTTTGCGACCTCTGTTTGAATCATCTCCAGAGGTCTTAGCTCGTAAACCATCGTAGACACAGCCGCGATCTTCTTCCCCCGGACGTGATCAAGATCCATAGCTACCACCGGGAAACGCCGCTTGCAGTCTGCGCAGGGCACACTCTTGATCGAATCGAGATACGCAACCAGGGCGGGGAGTTTCGCAGCTTTTCGTCTTGCCACTGCCGCCTTGACTTGACCAGCATTGGCTACGTAGTAGCGCTTGAGGCCGTTCGCTACTTCTCGCGGTTTGTTCTGTCGGCGGGCTGCGGCACGGTCCCTAGCAGGGCCAGGATTTGCTTTGTATTTGGCGGCCTTATGAGCGGAGACACAAGGCACACAGACCCCGTGCCGGGGGTAGAACTCGGCCTCAGTGGGCCCACATTTAGAGCAGGTTTTCATCGGAGATTTACTTTGAAGATTGCGACCTGGGGCCACTTTCCTGCTGGAGCATCTCCTCGAAGCTGTCAGCTGAGACGAACTTCATCTCGATGTCCGGCGGCAACTCCTTCAAATCCTTCAGGGCAGTGCCCGCCTTGACGGTCGGCAGCTGTGTCTCCGGAACAGGTCCAGACTTGAAGCGCTGCTCCTCCTGGACCTTGATGTCGGCCAGCTTCTTCTTGGCAGCTCGTCGTGCATCGTCTTTGGCGGCCTGCTCGGCAAAGGTGAAAGCTTCGGCTCGCTCCACGTCTTTGGCCCTGGCCTTCCGGGTTCTTTCCTCGGGGGTCTCCAAGAGGTCCTGGATTTCCCGTTCCCGTTCGCCTTCGTCCATCTCTTCGTAGCGGTGCTCGAAGTAGGCAGTCAGCACGTCTTCCAAGTCCAGGTCCACGACTTGATGCAGCGGCGTGTGGAAGGTCTGGCTGTACCAGCGGAAGACGTGGCGCTGCCAGGCCTCTGGATCTCGGTTCTTCACCGCATCCATGGCCTGGAGCTGAAGTGCGACGAAGTAGTTCAAATCCTACTCCGGCTTGACCTTGTCGAAGTTCCCGATGATGTCTTGGACTTCGATTTCCACCTCATCGGGGTAGATTTCGAGCGTGACCACGGACAGTCCACGAGCCGACGCCTCGAACTTTACAGCCCTGCAGTTGAGGAGCTGCTTGTCGTCGACGTAGACCTTCGTGCCCGCTCCCGTCTTGCCGCCCGCGATTCTGAGTTTCATAGCTCTTACCCGGCCTTCAGGGCTTCTGCGGCTTTGACGCCGGCAGCCTTCACGGCGTCGATGTGCTCTTTCTCGATGCGGACGATTTCATCGTACACCTTCACGATGGGCTCTTCGTCCAGAAGCTCGATGCCGTTCTGGGCATCCTTCCACCAGGACGGAGCCTCAATCAGGTGCGCCCAGATTTTCGAGTACACAGAGGCGGTGCTGGAGGCGGCCTGGCTGGGTTCGGCGTTCTTCGGACCACCGCCGAGGAGATCGCGGCGAATCTGGTCTTGCTGGAGGACCTCGCGGGGGTTGAGCCGGGGCTTGACCTTGAAGACGCCCTTGAAGACCTCTCCGCTGGTACCGGTGACGTTGATGCTGAATTCGACAGGAATGATGGGCATTTGCGTGACTCCGTTTGGGTTTTGCGGACCTGGGACTCTGCGTCGACCTCGGCCTACCCGAGAAAGATTAGGAGCGTGCTTGACAGGGCGTGGATCTCCAAGGTAGAGATTCTACCACGCCGCTGTTGACAGCGGTCCAAGTCGTGGTACAAGCCCTTCCAGCAGATCCCAACCTCGCAGTCCCAGGAGCTATTCATGGCCAAGATCAACTTCGTCGTCTCCAAGCCCCGCCCGCAGATGCAGTACGCCTCCGACCCGCTGACTGAGGCCAAGCGCCACATCGACCAGCTGCAGCAGCACATCAACCAGCAGCAGGCCTCGCTGGTCGAGCAGGACAAGACCCTGCGCATGCTCATGGAGGCGCCGTACATCCGCGCCACCGTCCTGGCCGTCTCCCAGGCCGGCGAGAACCGGACCATGATTCTCATGACGCCGGCGGGTCTCACGGAGATGCTGGTCCCGGATCGGACCTGGAAGCCGAAGCCCGGGCAGGTCGTGCGCCTCAACGCCAAGACCATGACCGTGGCCGAGCTGGTGGAGGAGCCGGAGCTGACCGGCAACATCTTCACGGTTGCCGCCGTCCTCGACCCGAAGACCGTGGAGATCGACTTCAACCAGACCCGCCGCACCGTCCGCGTCGACTTCCCGGCCGAGAAGGGTGAGCGCCTCCTCGTCGACTCCACGAACAGCTACGGCCTCAAGAACCTCGGCAAGCCCGTGGAGAACTTCCAGGCCAACGTGGAAGCCATCACCACGACCTGGTCGGACATCGGCGGCCAGCGGGCGGCCAAGACCGAGATGCAGGAGGCCATCGAAGGCCCCATCCAGAACCGGGAAATCTTCAAGGCCTACGGGAAGAAGGCCGTCAAGGGCATCCTCCTCTACGGACCCCCGGGCTGCGGCAAGACTCTCCTGGCCAAGGCGGCGGCCAACAGCCTGGCCAAGCTCCACGGCAAGTCCACGGCCACCGGCTTCATCTACGTGAAGGGGCCGGAAATCCTCAGCAAGTGGGTCGGCCAGTCCGAGGAGACCATCCGGAACCTGTTCGCCCGCGCCCGCGACCACTACAAGGCCGAGGGCTACCCGGCGGTGCTCTTCATCGACGAGGCCGACGCCATCCTCGGCAACCGCGCCAGCCAGGGCCAGCTCATGGGCATGGAGAAGACCATCGTGCCGATGTTCCTGGCCGAGATGGACGGTCTCGACGAGAACGGACCGCTGGTGCTGCTCGCCACGAACCGCAGCGACAGCCTGGACCCGGCCGTGGTCCGCGACGGCCGCGTGGACCGGAAAATCGAAGTCCAGCGCCCCACCGAAGAGGACGCCGTGGAAATCTTCAGCATGTACCTGCGGAACAAGCCGGTCTGCGAAGCCACCAAGCCGGAGTTCGCGGCGGCCTTCGCGAAGGCCCTGTACGCGGCTCCCCTGCTGAAGGTCCGCAGCTGCGGCGCCCTCATCTCGGGTCTCGTCGACCAGGCCGTATCCGTGGCCATGCGCCGGGACATCGCCGCCGGCACCAAGAAGGCCACGGGCCTCACCTACGCGGACATCCAGGAGGCCGTGAAGGTGACCGAGAAGCAGAACCTGGCGGTGCGCAATGGCTGAGCCGAAAGACGGTGGTCAGACCCAGCTGCCCGGGGCTCCGGCCCTGGGCACGGCCCCGGCCGCTCAGGCCTGGCCGGACGTGAAGGTCCAGATTCCGGTCCTGCCGGCTCTGGCTCCGGAGCTGTCTGCTCCTCCGGAGGAGCAAGAGGACCAGGAACAGGAGCAGTACCAAAAGCCCAAGCCGTGTCCGAACTGTGGCTCGTACCACTAAGCTGTTGACGCATCGATCCACTCTCCGCTACAATCCACAAACACCGTCGTCGCCCCAGAGGAAACCAACCATGGCGAACAAGAAGCTCTTCAGCAATGCCAGCACCACCGGGAAGCTCCCGGAAACCAACGCCGTCAACGATGCCGGCGGCGCGGCCTACGCGTTCTCGGACGAGCACGCTCTGGCCCAGTACGCGACCACCGGCTGCCTGAACGGCACCTACTACGCGTCGGCCGAGACGCAGCTGGATCGCGTCCAGGCCCTGGCCCGGAAGGTGACGCCGAAGTTCCTGGCCCAGGTCGCCGTCTACAGCCGCGAGACCGGCCTCATGAAGGACGTGCCGGCACTGCTGCTGGCCATCCTCAGCACCCGCGACATCGAACTCACGAAGAAGGCCTTTCCGCGCGTCTGCAATGACGCCAAGATGGTGAAGAACTTCGTGCAAATCATCCGCAGCGGCACCGTGGGACGGAAGAGTCTGGGCTCGGCCCTGAAGCGCTGCATCCAGAACTGGCTGGCGTCCCGGACCGAAGAGCAGCTCTTCAACGCCGTGGTCGGCAATGACCCCAGCTTGGCGGACATCGTCAAGATGGTTCACCCCCGAGGCAAGACGGTGGCCAGGTCGAACTTCTACCGGTACCTCATCGGCAAGGAGCTGACGGCAGCTCAGCGGAAGACTCTGCCGGCGAACGTCCGGGCCTACGAGAAGTTCAAGGCTGGCGGTGGGGTCGGTGAGGCGGTACCGGAGGTGCCGTTCCAGCTCCTGGCCAACCTGAAGCTCAGCAAGGAGCAGTACCAGCAGGTCGCCGCGAACATGAGCTGGTCCGCTCTTCGTCAGAACCTGAACCAGCTCGCCAAGCACGGCATCTTCGAGACCAGCCTGGTCGGCAAGCTGGCAAAGAAGGTCGGCGTCGTCCAGGGCGGGTTCGACGAAGTCGTGGCGGCGAAGCTCAGCGACCCTGAGCAGGTCCGGGCTGCCAAGGCCTTCCCGTTCCAGCTCTACAGCGCCTGGCAGGCGACCGCCTCCAACCTGGCTGTTCCGGAGTCGGTGCGCAATGCCCTGCAGGACGCCATGGAGACCAGCCTCGCCAACGTACCGGAGATTGCCGGCAAGCTCATTGTGGCGGTTGACAACAGCGGTAGCATGTCCTCCAACGTCACCGGTGACCGTGGCTCTGCCACCTCGAAGGTGACCTGCCTGGACGCTGCAGCACTGATGGGCTCGGCGCTGCTGCGTCGCAACCCGAACTCGACGAAGATGATGGCCTTCAACACGGTCGTCGTCGGAGAGAACTTCAACGGCCGCGACTCGGTCGTCACCAATGCCGACAAGCTGCGGCGTCTCCTCGGTGGCGGCACCGACTGCTCGGTGGTGCTGCGGGACATGAACCGACTCGGCGTCAAGGGCATCAAGGCGGTGATTTACCTCAGCGACAACGAGTCCTGGGTCGACACCCGTGACAGCGGCAGCCGCAGCGCCTACGGCCGAGGCACCAGCATGCTCCAGGAGTGGAACACGTTCCGGACCCGCAACCCGGACGCGAAGTTGGTCTGCATCGACATCCAGCCGAACAAGACTGGCCAGGTCGTCGACCGCCCCGACATCATGAACATCGGCGGGTTCTCGGACTCAATCTTCACCGTCATCAGCTTGTTCCTGAGCAACGATTTGACACCGGAGCACTGGGTTGGTAAAATCAAGGAGACGGTGAAGGTCTGAAAAGCTTCGCTCCACGAATGCAGGCGGGTCTACATCCTGCAAACTGACGACTCGCCAAAACTCGTCGTGGAGCACTTATAGGCTGAATGCAGGCAGGGGTTACTCCTTTTTTGGAAAACGACACCTCTGTCATCTTTGTCAGCCACAATAGTTGGACCGAATGCCCAGCCGGGGTTACTCCTTTTAAGAGCGTGGTCCGGGTTCGAATCCCGGCTCCCCCACTGTACGGGGGAGTAGCTTAACTGGTAGAGCGCGTAACAGCCTCGGCAAACTTTCGTCGGTCCTTTGGGGTGGTACACTCAGTTGGTAGAGGGTCCGCCAGTAGCCCCGTAAAACGGGTGACAGTAGACGGTCGCTGGTTCAAATCCAGCCCGCCCCATTGTAGCAACGGACTACTAGCTCAAGAAGAGAGCGTCGGGCCCCGGCATGAAACGGGCAACCCGGAGATCGTGGTTCAAGTCCACGGTGGTCCACTGTAGTAGCGGGGGTTAGCTCAGTCTGGTAGAGCGTCGGCATACGACTTGTTCAAAACTGGTCAGGAGTTCTGGGCCCCGCGTTCGCTGGGGTCTCAAGAGCCTGAATGCGAGCAGGTCTACACTAGGAAAAGCCGAAGCCGGAGGTTCAAATCCTTCACCCTCGATTTGGCAGAATGCAGTAGGGACTACATCCAATCAGCGAATGCGGGGTTCGATTCCCCGCCGGCCTCGCCAGAGGTCGTAGTCTAATGGTAGGACAGCTGAATCCATGTCTCTGCGTCTCTTGTCTGCCATCCTTTTGTCGTGGGCCAGTTTGCCTGGCGGGTCAGCTAATCGACCTAAATAGATACCCGGATACGGAAGGTCGTTACCGTGACCCCCTCGACAATTCACATCAGATACGGGAGCCGCCGTCCAGTCCAACTCCTGTGAAGTCCGCCCAGGTTGAGCTGGATCTGGCCCTTGGACCACGTCGGGAACCACGGTTGACCGACAACTTTTTGTTTGACAGCTGGCTCAGATGCACGTAAGGTCGCCGCCATGAACGACCAAGCCAGCAGCAAAGACGCAGACCGCACCCTCACGGAAGACGACGTCAAAGTAGCGTTCGAGCTGCCGCCCCGGCCCAATCCTGAGCTGGTCCAGGCCCTTGACATCCACTGCGGGGACTGCCACAAGGTCCCCTGGCACTGCAGCTGCTGGTTCTGAAGGAGACCTCACATGGAAGCTGACATCGTCATCAACGGGATCAAACTCACCGAAGCTCAATCCATGGCGGTCCGGGTGGCTGTTGCCGGTCAGATGATGAAGATGGCCAGCATCGAGGCCTTGGGCACAGACGAGCACGGCCTTTTCATGAGCAAGGCTTACTGGCAGCGCCTCGGCGAGGTCCAGGAAGCGATTTTCGTCCGACTCACCAGAGGTGGAACGTGAGCCACTACCGCAACATCACCGTCGACAAAGTCAAGTACCAGTACGTGGTCGGCCAGGTCTTGAAAGTCAAGGGGCCTGGCGGGTCCAGGGAGTTCCCAATCCCCCAGCAACCCGCCCACTATTTCTTTGACGACGAACAGATTCTGGAGTACGGTATCAGTCCCGACTCCACGGCACTCGCCGTCACCCCCGCCTACCTGAAACAGCTGATTCGTGGCCACGAGCAAGGCCTGAAAACTGTAGACCCCAGTTCAAAACTGGCCAAGAAAGACCGGAGACGCCGATGAACGGAATCCGAAAAGTGACTGCTGCGGTGTTGGACCGCACCGCACAGCTGCTGCAGCGCAGCAACTCCTGGACGAAACAAACCCTGCGGGAGACCCGGAAGGGTCGAACCTGCTACTGCCTGGTCGGCGCCCTGGAACAGGCCTGCAGTGAAATCGAAATGGGTTACCTGGCTCGGTATGCCGCCCTGAGCAAGCTCAGGTCGGTTATCGAAGGAAGGAGAATTGGCAGCAGGGCGTCTGTCGTTCCTCTTTCGGTGATTGGCTTCAACGACGACCGTCAGACCCGTCACAGCGATGTCGTGAAGGTCTTGAAGGAGGCCCGTAGCAAACTTAAGTAGGCAACGGGGGTGAACTGGTTTCGACAAGGACCAGACAGCTTTAGGATGCGCGCCCGGGTTGGTCATCTCCCGGTTCAAGAAGACCAGAACACAACCGCCAACAACGGTCCCCAGCTCATGGCCGCGTAAGCGACCTGAGTTCCGACGACAAGATCGTCGGTGTTTACCCCGGAGGATGCTCCGAGTACGGGGTGAGCACAAGACACGGAGCTAGGAACCGGGAGTCGACCTCACCGGCTTTCCGAATCAAGGTCGGGTGGGAGCGCCGGTGTCCACCGGCTTGGGCGCTCCCTACAAACTGGAACCGGTGGTAACGCGCGTGAACGAATCCGTAGCTAGACGGTTTTTGCACCGGGGTTCGATTCCCCGCACCTCCATAGAGGACCTCCTGGAGCCTCGGCTGTACATCTCCGGGTTCACTTTTGAGGGTCTACGGCCTGAGTACCGTAGATGGTGGAGGCGGTTGAAACTGGACCGCCCCGAGCCCGGTGACGAGAAATCGTTGCCGGGCTCGTTTTTTTGTGTTTGGGGTGTTGACGGCCAGAAACGGCTCATGTACATTACGGCGCATGAACGAGACCACCCGCAACCTCCTGATGAAGCTCCGCCGGCAGTCGGTCGCTGGATTTGGCGTCAAGGAGTGGAACACGGTGCTGACCGAGCTGGGCTTTGGTTTCGCCATCACTGGCACCGGCGTCAACAAGCGCCAGGTCACCGAAGTGACGGTGACGTCGCCCCTGGGTCAGACCCTGGTCATCAGCAAAGACCCCCGGTACAAGGCGATCCACTTCTACGCTCTTCCTGGCTGGGTGAAGAGCATCGGCGTCGACCTGGTCGACGTCACCAGCATCCGCCTCGGCATGGATAGCCCTGAGCAGGAAGCCAAGCTCAAAGCCCTGTACATCCGCGACCTCACCAACACCGGCACCTGCAGCGTCTGCGGCGGCAACTTCAAGCGGGAGGCGGACGGCAGCATCGGCCACCACGGTTACACCCGGCCCGGCGACGGCATGCTCCACGGCACCTGCTTTGGCGTCGGCTTCCAGCCCTGGGAAGTGAGCAGCGCCGGTGCCGTTGCCTACCTGCAGGCGCTCGGTGGCGAGCTGGACGCGGCCAAGGAAGTCCTGGCGGCGACTGCCACCCTAACTAGCTTCCGCGAGCCCCAGAACAGCTTCGAGCAGCGCCTGGGTCGGCCCGTGGTTGTCGTCACCGCCGAGAGCCCGTACCGGTTCGCCGAACTTCGGGAAGCGGCGCTGTACAAGGCCCAGAAGCGCGTCGACGCCATCATCAGCGCCCAGGAGACCTACGGGGCTGCTGTCGCCGCCTGGAAGGAAGATGTCCTCCCCGAAGTCAAGCACGCCGGCAAGTTCCGGAAGGTGGGCTGAGATGGGTGTTGACGTTGCCGGGGAAGGACAGTAGGATCCAGACCATGCCGAATCTCAAGCGCTACAAGAGTAAGCCCTTCCCTGTCTTTCAGGGTCTGAAGGTTGGGGCTGACACCCGAGTCCAAATCAAAGAGCTGCAGAAGGAATTTCCGCCGAAACCGGATTGGGTCGGTGGCGGGGAGAAGCTGCTCCGAATCCGAGCCACAGTCGAGCTGGTCGCAGACGTGGTCCTGGTCGCAGGCGAATGTGCCGGCTGCGAGACTAAATCCCCGCTGCCTGATGACGATGGGCTTTGGTTCCTCGTGGAAAACCACGACGGCAACAGGCTCGTCTTTCCCATGGAGGAAGACTGTGAAGGCGAACGGGACCGGTACCCGGTGCCGGGCTGGGGCCGATTCAACGCCGAGCTGTACTGTGAGACCTGCCTGAAGGAAGTCCAGGCTGCGGTGAAGAACCTCAAGAGGAAGAAATGAAGGCCACCGTCACTGTGATTTTTAGCGACGGCTCCGCGCTGACCAAATGCGTCGGCTTTGGGGGAGAGGCCAACATCCTCGGCGAGACCCTGAACACGGAATTCGACAGCTGGCACCAGGCGCGAGATTTTGTTATCGAGTCCTCCGCTTCTTCCGGTCTGCACGCAGCTCGGCTTCGGGAGACTGAGCTTGAGCCCACCTTCGACCTGCGATCAACGGCAGAGTACATTGAAACCATCAACGCGCAGTGGCATCTCGAAAAGGAGGCCTACGTGTTCAACTACGTCTTCATTCCGCAGCGATGCAATGTCGGTGGCGGGGAATGGTACGTCCGCCTTCGCAGCCACGACCGCTACAGCCGCAGCCGTTTCATGACCATCGAGAAGGGCCTTGGCCCTTCTTCACAGAAGGGGTTCAGCGATGAGTAACGCAGACAGTCTTGGCGACCGCATGAAGCAGTACGAAGACGTGAGTCGTGTCCATCTGACGCGGCGCCTGCCCGTCATCATCCGCCTCGACGGCAAGGCCTTCCACACCTGGACGCGGGGCCTGGAGCGCCCCTACTGCCAGCCGCTCATCACCGCCATGAACGAGGTCACCAAGGCCCTCTGCGCCCAGGTCCAGAACGTGGCCATGGCGTACACACAGTCGGACGAAATCAGCCTGCTCCTGGTCGACTACCAGGACATCAAGACCGACCCCTGGTTCGGCTCGAATCTGCAGAAGATGGTCTCTGTGGCGGCGAGCATCGCCGGCTCGAAGCTGACGGCCCTGAGCCCCAGCGTCTTCAACGGGCCCCTGAAGGAAGCCGTCTTCGACGCTCGGGCCTTCGTTCTGCCCGAGTCAGAGGTCTGCAACTACTTCATCTGGCGCCAGCAGGACTGGAACCGAAACAGCCTCCAGATGCTGGCCCAGAGCCTGTACAGCCAGAAGGAGCTGGAGGGTAAAGGCCGAGCCGAGCAACACGACCTCTGCTTCAAGAAGGGCTACAACTGGGCAGACCTGGACTCGCACCTGAAAGACGGCCGCGTCGTCCAGAAGCACACCGTCAAGAAGATGGTCCACTTCCGGGGCAGCGTCCTGGGCAATCCCGAGGGGGAGGACGTCGAGGTCGAGCGCAGTGAGTGGCAGGTCCTGCCGGTGACGCCCGTCTTCAGCCAGAACCGGCGCAGCGTCGACCACCACGTCCCGGGCATGCACGGGGCTCCGTTTTGAAGTTCGGCGACCGCTACCCCTGGGCCAGGTCGGTCCAGGCCGCGCACCCGGAGTCCTTGATGGGGCCTCATCCGGAGATGGTGCTCACTCCAGAGGTGTCGCAGACCTTCCGGCTCTTCCCCTGCTGCATCTGCAACGAGCTGACGGGGTTCCGGGTCAGCGCTGAGGGAACCGAGACGCCCTGCTGCAGCGAAGAGTGCCAGACCCGGAACGAGGCAAACCTGCAGGAAGTCAGAGGAACTGAAGAAAAAGAAAAAATCGACATTGGCCCTGTTGACTCCGGAAATCAATCCGAGGTACAAGTGGTGGCGCCTCAGTCGGAGCAATCAAGCTCCACGGACGGCAACCAGGGAGTCTCAAATGTCGAACCTCTACGAAGCGAACCACCAGTGGGCGAACCGTCCTGAAGACCAGCGCTTCTCCAGCCTGGAAGAGATGTACCGGGCCTGCAGCAGCTACTACAGCAGCGCCGTCACCAGCCAGGCGCTGATTGACAGCCTTCGCGTCGAAGCTGCGGACAACAACCTGCACCTGGTCGGCAGCACCGGCCAGCACGCCAAACTCACCCACTACAGCTTCGGCCAGCTGTCGGCCATCGCCGGAGCCCCTCCCGGCTACCTCCGCACCCTGGCCCCGACCCTGGCCGCCCAGAACATCAACTACGGCCTGAAGCAGGCCAGCGGCAACGGTGACAAGCTGTCGCTGCTCTTCCACAAGAACGGCTCCACCGTGGCCCGCGCCATCACCACCGACAGCTACGACCGGGTCTGGAACTGGGAAGTCCTCCGCGCCATCAACGATGTCGTCACCAGCCAGGGCTGGATGGTGCCGCCGGCGCGTCCGGCCAAAGCCGGCCAGGCCGGGACCCGCAAGGCCACCGCCGCCGACGTCCTCCCGAACCAGGGCGACTTCGGCCTGGCCATCAAGGAAGGCGACGAAATCGCGCCCGCCGGCCTCTACGCCAGCGACCACGACATGTTCGTCTTCCTGGTGAAGATGGGCGAGACCGTGGAGTCGGGTGGTCAGCTCCTGAACAAGGGCGTCTTCATCCAGAACTCGGAAGTCGGCGACTGCGGCCTGAAGCTGAAATTCTTCATCATGGACCACGTCTGCGGCAACCACATCGTCTGGAACGCGTCGGGCGTCACCGAAGTCAACATGCGCCACATCAAGGGTCAGAACCAGACCCGTGGCAAGACGCTGCGCGTCGCCAGCCGCCGCTGGGACCGGGTGCTGCGTGGCGCCCCCAGCCAGGGCACCCTGGAGAGCGACATCCGGGCCGCGAAGACGAAGATTCTCGGCACCAGCAAGGAAGACGCCCTCGACAACGTCTACACCTTCGCGAAGGCGAAGAGCCTCAGCCTGATGACGAAGGCCACCATCAAGGCGGCGTACGAGCTGGCGGAGCAGTCGCCCCGCTACGGCAGCCCGAACACGGTCTGGGGCATGGTGAACGGCCTCACGGAGTTCAGCCAGCAGGGTCACACCGACACCCGGACTGAACTCGACTGCCAGGCGGGTCGGCTCATGGACCTGATTCGCTGAAAATCGAAAAAAAAGTGAGTCGGGGTGTTGACGGCCCCGATTCACTCATGTACATAAGGGGCAACTCGCTGTCGGAGGTGCCCAAAATGTCCTACGAGAACCTGAAGTCGACCAAACTCCTCGCCACCTGCTGTGCCGTCTGCGCCCGTCCCCTCCGTGACGCCGTTTCCGTGGAGCTGGGGATCGGCCCGGACTGCCGCGCCAAGTACGGCTACGACGACTGCATCAACGACGAGAACCGGGCCCGTGCGAACCAGCTCGTCTTCATGATTGCCGACTCTCAGACCGGCATCCCGGCCGTCGAGGGTTGCCGGGCCCTCCGGGACCTGGGCTTCAAGAAGCTGGCGGAGCGCATCGCCGTTCGCCTCTTCAGCATCCGCATCGTCGCTGAGGGACCCACCCTGGCCGTCTTCACCCCGTACACGGAGCGCGGCGTCCGCGCCCTCGCGGCCGTGCCGGGTCGCCGCTGGGACGCGGAGAAGCACGCCAACGTCGTGCCGGTCACCGCCAAGAATCAGCTCTGGAAGGCCCTGAAGTACGCCTTCCCCGGCTACGAGCTGCTCGGCCCCGACGGCCAGTTCATCCAGATTCCGGCTTGACATCGGGTCCGGGGCTCCTGTACACGGGAGCCCATGAACCCAATCGCGAAGAGAATCATCGAAGAGCTGGAGCAGCAGGGCCTGGAGCTGACTGACGACCTCCGGGCCAGAATCGACATCATCGTCAGCAGCGGAGCCGCTCAGCAGGCGGCCCTGGATGTGGCTCAGCTGGAGCGTTGGCGCCAGCAGGTCCAGATGATGCTGGCTTGACTCAAGTCCACACCTACTGTAGAAGGAAAGACCATGCTCAAGACCATGTCCAAGATTCAGGCCGCACTCCGTGACGGTTCCCAGACGCTTCTCACCCTGAGCCAGGACCTTGCCCTGAAGGTGAAGCGTCACCCTCAGTACAACAATCTCGTCATGTTGAAATACGACCAGCTCCTGACTCCGATGGAAAACCCCCTCGCCCAAGAGGCGCGGGGCATCATCCTCGACGAGGCCAACAACTGGGAGGTCGTGGCTCGGCCCTTCGACAAGTTCTTCAACAGCGGTGAGTCGCTGGCGGCGCGCATCGACTGGGACACGGCCCGTGTCCAGGAGAAGCTCGACGGCTCTCTCATGATTGTCTACTGGTACGACGGACAGTGGCACGTCGCCTCGTCGGGCACCCCAGACGCCGGCGGCCAAGTCGGCTCACCGGGGCGTGACTCAATCCAGCAGACCTTTCGGGACCTGTTCTGGCAGGTCTGGACCGAGAAGGGTTACAAACTTTCGGACCTGCGGCCGAACCTGACGTTCATGTTCGAACTCTGCACGAAGCTGAACCGAATCGTCGTGCCCCACGAGGAGAATCGGCTGGTGCTGCTGGGCTGCCGCAGCACGACAGCTGGCACCGAGCTGAACATCCACGACCCCCTCTGGGCGGAACTGTTCGCGCCTTTTGAGCTGGTCAAGACGTTCAAGCTCCGGTACCTCGACGAACTGGTCCTGAGCTTCGATGACCAGGACGGACTCCACCAGGAGGGGTACGTGGTGGTCGACGCGAACTACAACCGCGTCAAGGTCAAGCACCCTCGGTACGTGCTCTTCCACCAGATGCTGGGCAGCCTCACCAGGAAGAAGCTCCTGGACGTGGTCCGGACCGGTGAAGTCTCGGAGCTGCTGGCCTACTTCCCGGAGTGGCACAAAGAGGCCCAGGACCTCGACGCCACCTACACGGCCTTCGTCGAGGACGCGATTCGGACCTACGAGGAGATCCGCCACATCCCCGTGCAGAAGGACTTCGCTGCAGCTGCCGTCCTGTCTCGGCACAAGTCAGCCCTGTTCGCGGTCCGTGCCGGCAAGGCTCCGAGTTTTTGGAGCTTCTACCGGACCTGCAGGCTCGAAGCCATCGCGGATCTCCTGAACATTCGCGCCGAGGTGGACCGTGTCGAGTGATGCCCTGCACGAAGACATCAAGCTGCAGCTCGACAGCCAGGGCCTGGCCTGCTACCGAGTGAAGGACGGCCAAATCTTCCTCTTCACCAGGGCGGTGCTGCTGAAGCTCCTGGAGAAGACCGAGAAAGCCGACCACGCCGTGCTGTTCGTGAAGTCCCGACCCGAGGTCTAACATGCCGAAGCAAAGCTACAACGAGCTGCAGCAGGAAAACGAAGCGCTGAAGAAGCAGAACAAGAACCTGAGGGATGAACTCAAATGGGCCGATGACAATCGGACTCATATGGCCAAAATCCTCGCCGAGGTTCGAACCACTGTCGATTCTCGCATCGACCGCAACCCCACCACGTCCGACCTCCTGGGGGTTACCGACTTCGTCGGCGCTTCCGGTGCTGCCAACCTGCTGGCGGCCGGCTACGACGTCCTGCTGAAGGTCGTCCGGGGCCGACTCCGGCATCGGAAGCTCCAGCTCACGAAAGGGCAGCGGACCTGGCTCCTGGCAGTGGAGGCCGGGAAAAAGACTTGACGGCCAAAACCAAACCTGCGACACAGGCTCAGACGCGAGCACCGAAAGGATCTCAGGTTTAAGTAGCTGGCAGTGAGCCCGTAGGTTGATGGTCCACGGTTCGACTCCGTGGTGGTTTGGGTAAGGCGGGTGTTGAATTGCTGGCCAATCTGAGGTAGCGTCATTCACCTTCAAAGGAGCCACATGAGCAAGTCCAAGTTCCGCGTCTTTGGTCGTTTCGACGGTGTCAATGAGGCCACGGTGACCATCGACCGGGGTCCGGGGACGATTTCCGTCCGGCCGCTGCGTCGCAAACGCGAGTACATCCTGCCGCTGTCGGAGATCGCCATCATCACGATGGAACGCATCATCAAAGCCGAAGCCCGGGAGAAGATGTTGGCCCGGAAGGCGAAGAGGAAGGGCCTGTGACCGAGACCCAGCAGAAGATCCTGATGTCGCTTCAGGGCGGGGCCCGAGACCTCCAGGGCCTGGACCTGGGGCCTGCCTACGAACTCCACCGGCAAGGCCTGGTTTTCATGGCCAGCGGGACCTGGCCGACGATGTCCTGCCACATCACCTTCGCCGGGCGTAAGGCCCTGTCTAAAACTCTGAAAGGAAGTCTGCTGTGAAAATCGAAACCCGCTACACCTGGGAACCGTCAGACATCAAGGCCGGTGTGAAGGCGTACTTCAGCGACGGCATCGGCTTCTTTATGGTTGGCCAGTACGCCGCCTCCACGCACAGCGACGCGTTCCTGATCATAGACCGGTTCAGTCACGTCTACTCGACCATCTACACGGCAAAAGAGCTGGCCAACGATTTCACGGCCAGGAACCTGGCCCCGAAGAGCCCAAAGGCCGGGTCCTGAGTCAGATGGCCGACCGCAAAGACATCCTTCATTGCCGCCCCATCAACCTCCACGGCAACCTCTGTGGAGCTGACGACCAGGTTGACGGCGGAGTCACGGTTCTCTCCATAGTCAACTGCCCGGAGTGCCTGGTTATGGCGGATATGCCGGGCTGCATCGAGCTGGTGAGCTGCGGCCTCGCCAAGACGGGGCCGAGCTTTCGGCAGCACGAGAAGGCACAGCAGGCCAGGAACTCGCTGGACCCGAAGGCACTGGTGTGGTAAACCCCAGCCATGCTCCAAGCCCGGTGGACGATTGACGACGGTCCTGAAGGTCGGCACGTCGTGTATTCGGATTCAAGTCGAGGTGTGTACTTCGACTGCGGTGTCTGTCCTGCTGAGACCTTGACACCGACCATCTTGGAGTTCATTCTCAGCGAAGGAGACCCGGGTGACCTGGTCTTCCTCAACGGTACCTTTCTCAGTCAAAACCCAAACGAGGCCCAGGCATGAACCTGAAAACGCCGTTCCTGAAGCGAGACCAGCTGGAAGCTGTGAAACGGCTGTTGCGGATCAACTTCGGCCGCGCCGTCGCGTACCGATTGCAAGCCAACGAGAAGGCAGAGAACCCGGCACCGGCACCAGAGACGGCGGCCCTGATTGTCCACTTGTTGGACGAGCTGACCCGCGTCGACCAGCCCCTGACCGTCGCCATGGCGATCCTCGACATGCAGGGTCTGGCCGGAGTCTACCTGCCGATGTCCGACGAGCTGTTCGACTACTACGAGAAGATTCTCGCCGAGACGGACATCAGCCCCGAGACGTTCCCGGGCATCAACCCGGAGGTCGCGAAGGGGATGCTGGACCCCCTCAAGGTCAGCGTCACTGAGACCCAGAAGGCGTTCGCCGACGCCGGCTTCATGACCCGGGCCGAGATGAAGCGGAGCCAGGGCACGGGCCTCAGCGGCAGCATCGCCAAGGGAGTGCTCAACTGATGAGCTGCCTCGCCGCCGCGATTCTCGTCCTCATCCTGGTCCTGGCTCTGACTCACGACCACCTGGACTGAGGTGGCTGCTTGAAGAGGTTCAGCGTCTACGCAGATGGCAGTTCCGGCCACAACAGCATGGGGGCAATCGGCTGGGGCTGGGTGGTGGTCGTCGACAACGCCCAGATTCTCTGCTCGGGCTCGGGCGGGCATGAAATTGGAACGAACAACATCGCCGAGCTGATGGCGGCTCGGGAGGGGCTGAGGGCTCTCTTCCAACACCCGACGTTCACGGACGCTCGGACCGGGCCACACAGTGTCGAGCTGGTCAGCGACAGCCAGTACGTGCTGGGGCTTGCCAACGGCAGCTACTCCGCCAGCAAGAACATCGCCTTGGCCGAGCACGTCCGGGACATCTGCAGGACGAACTTCGTCAGCACCCGCTGGGTCAAGGGTCACAATGGCGACCCGCTGAATGAAATCTGCGACCGCCTGGCCAAGCACGGCAAGGCGCAGTTTGCACCGAAGAAATCGACCTCGAAGTCTCGGCGCCGGAGCCGGCGCAGTTGACAGCAGCACCTGACCCGCTGTACAAGGAGTACCATGCTCAAAATTCTCAGCGACATCGGAACCACCCTCATCAACGATGAAGGCAAGGCGACCGTCTACTTGAAGAAGCCGATCCAGTGCAAGCGCTGCGACCGGGCCGTGATGATCGTCATCAACGAAATGGGCTCCAGCCGCTGCCTGAGCTGCCCCGACCCGAAGGAAACCTTGAAGGAGAAGAAATGACCAGCCACAACGTCTACAAGCAGCGCTTTCAGGAGCTGATTCGCTGCACCACCGCAGCAAAGAAGAAGGACTTCAACATGGAGTACTTCTTTGACGACTGCGGCACGCCTGGCTGCATCCTGGGCAACTTCGCCGCAGCTCACCCCCGGACTCAGCTCGCAGCGTCTATCAAGACCCTGACGGGCGTCGTCTTTGAGCAGGCCAGCCTGTATTTTGGTCTGGACCGAGCTTATAGTGGTCTGGGTCGCCACTTCGAAGCCGTGGAACTCTTCGCCGAAGACGGCTGCGGCGGCGCGAAGACCCCTGCCCAGGCCGTGGCGTACCTCCGGAAGTTCTGGCAGAAGAAGCACGGGGAGAAGCTGTGATGAAGAAGCTCATCATCACCAAGGGCTTGCCGGGTGCCGGCAAGTCGACCTGGCTGCGGACTCAGGTCCCCGACGCAGTGGTCTGCAGTGCTGACGACTTCTTCATGGTCGACGGCAAGTACCAGTACGACCGGACCAAAATCGACGAAGCCCATCGGTACTGCGCGGACCGCTTCGAGGCGGCTCTGAAGGCTGGCGAGCCGCTGATTGCGCTCGACAACACGAACCTCCGCAACGCCCACCTCCAGCCCTACATCGCCCAGGCCCAGGTGTACGGCTACGAGATTGAAATCCACACCTTCCGGATCAGCATCGACGCCAGCGCGGCCCGGAACAGCCACGGCGTCCCGCATCGGCACGTTCACCGCATGGCCGGCTACAGCGAGGAGCTGCTGCCGGAATGGCAGAAGTTTGAGACCGTCCACGAGAGCGGCCTGTGAGGGGCCTGCCCATCACCGTCACCCTGGATTCCGAACTCTGGAACTACATCCAGGCGGTGGCAACCGCGTACCAGCTCAGCACCAGCGCTGCAGCGGCGATGGTGATTCGGAACAGCTACAGCGAGATGCTGGCCAAAACTGAGCTGGCGGCGGTGAAGCCGAAGGGGAAGAAGAAATGAAGCCGACCCGGAAAGAGTTGAAAATCGTCAAGTTCCTTCTCGCCGAAGAGAAGCGGCTCCGGCAGGCCCATCAGTCCATGAAGAAGCAGAAGCTGCCCCGGAAGGGCTCCGGGGAGCAAGGCGAGCTGACCCGAGACTACGTGCTGACCCGGCTCACGGAGCTGCCGGCGCAAATCCACCTCATGGCCACCGTCACGGAGGCCGTCGTGGACACTCTCGGTGGCTGGGGCAAGTTCAAGGCGCTGCTCGATGGGAAGTGAAGGCCTGAGGCTTTATCCGGAGCTGGTGTCTGACATCGAGTGTCAGGACTTGATTCTCTACGTGTCAACCATGAGCCTGGAACCGGTGAAGTCGGCCGTGCCGAGGCTGGGCCTGCGCGGCGAGTTTCAGATGCCGAGCCTCAGCGACCAGGTGGGCCAGGCCCTGGGTGGCATGGTCAGCAGCCGCTGGCTGGCCTATAAGTACCCTGAGGGCGGATTCATCTCCCCTCACTACGACGGACCGTACCGACAGGCGATGAAGAAGAGTCGCCGGGCCGTGCTGCTGTACCTGAACTCAGACTTCCAGGGTGGGAACACTCTTTTCTACCTGCCGTCGGGTCCAAAGCTGGTCCGCCCCGAAGAGGGGCTCGTGGTGACGTTTGGCTACGACCTTCTCCACGAGGGCCTGGAAGTACTGGCCGGCACGAAGTGGATGCTGCGGGCCGACCTGTTTTGACAAAGAGCTGAGAAGGCTCTAGGATGCAGCACAAGGAGAAACACGCATGACACCAGAAGCAAAAGACACGAGTGCCACCATTGCAGCCTACCTGATTATGGGGATCGTCAAGCTCACGGTCCTCTTCATCTTGACCTGGTTCTTCCAGGAGAGCTGGAACTCTTTCCTGACGCCGGTCTTCGGCGCGGCCCGGCTGACCTACAACCAGGCCCTGGGAGGGCTGGTGCTGCTGTCGATCCTCGCCACCTTCCTGAAAAAGGCCTGAAGATGCGAGCCAAGCTGACCTGGGTTGCGAGCACCAGCGGAACGAAACGTCGCTTCCGGACCGAGGCCGTGGAGGGTAACCTGGTCGTGTTCCCGGTCGTTGGCGGTTCCTGCATCGTCATTGCGCCGCCGATTGACCCTGGGGCCACGTACCGCCAGGCTTCGACGTCGCGAATCGTCAGCATCGTCTCTGACGTAAACCAGCCCATGGCGGGGCGGCGCCTGGTCGTCTTCGAGACACTGAACAGCCGCTACGAACTGGAAGTCTTCGCTGAAGAGGGTCGAGCATGAGCAGAGACACTGAAGTCAACCCCTGCGGAGAGATCCGGCTCGAAGCCGGAGAGGTCTGCCAGCTGACGGCGCCGCCGGAGCCGATTCGGCCCCCGGTACGGAACCTGAACTGGCTCGGAGACCTGAACCTCATGTTCTGGGCCTTTCAGGGTGGCATCCTGATTGGCTGGGCTCTGGCTGGGTGCTGGTCATGAGCAACTGGGGAACGAATTGGTCTGGCGGGTATCGACGCGGCGACGAAATGACCACAGTCCGCAAGGACTGGCTGGACGAGAGGGGTCGAAAGAATACGGAGCTGAGCAACATCAACACGGCCCTGACGAACCGCCTCGCCAGCGCCTACGCCGAGATTGAGCACCTCAAGAAGCAGAACGAGAAGCAGCGGTCGCTGCTGAAGCGCATGACCGACGCCATCAATCTGGTCCTCTGGCCCTCTGGCCCCTTGAAGGACAGATGAGCAAGCACCTCCACCCGCAGCGCCGGGCCCGGTTCATCCGCGAGACTCAGCGATGGTTTCCATGGTGGAAGGTCGAGTCCATGGTCTTCAAGAAAATTGGACCCTACTGGGTGGTCCGGTATCCGGGTCAGACACGGGGCGGATTCAAGCCGGAGCAGCATCGCCGGGTCCGTCCCGGCCAGCTGAACCGGAGGTCGAATGCAGAGCAAGATTGAGGCCTTCCACTACCTGGAAGACGGCGGGTACTTCACGACCGTGACACCCGTCGGCTACAGCTGTGGCCCCTGCGGCAAGACCCAGGTTCGCCTCTACCGACTACCGGGCGGAGCCAGCTGCCACAAAACGGGGTTCGACCTCTGGTGCTTTCGCTGTGCCTTCTTCAGGAAGGAAACGACCTGGGGCGGCTGGGAAGAGCACCATCTGAACGATGTCTTACCGGCGATTCCTACCGAGGACGGGACCACGTACTGGACCAGCCCACCGGACGACGCCGTGCTGTGGTGGAAGCGTTTTCCGGCAATCACGCCGGACATGATGCAGGAGGTCAGGCCGTGACGTTCGTCTGGACAATCGGAGATGCGATTCAGGTCGTCTTCTGGACCCTGGTGGTCCTGGCCTGGATTCTCAGCTGCATCCGCAACGCCTGGTTGTACTGGAGGTCGAAGTGAGCAACGACAGACTGACGTGGACCGTCTGCTTCGGTCTCCCCCTGGTCTGGTTCGCCTTCCTTCTGGTTCTGGCCGGCTGTGTCGACCAACGCCGGGCTCACGCGCAAAATTGCGGGGCCTATTGCGTCGGGCTCGGACTTGATGTACACCAGTACGTCGTTGGCGGCGGTGGCCAATGTATGTGCATCATCAATGTCGACTCCAGGCCTCCAGGCCACAAGGAATGCAAATGAAAATCCGGGGTTCCAGCGTAGCGACGAGAGCAGCGGAGCGGTTCGTAAACAGGAACTACCCCTACCTCGGAAAGACCTGGCCGGAGATTCGCAGAGCACCAAAGTCTGACCTGGACGCGGCAGCTGTTGCCGCCCGTAAATTGGCAGACACAATTGAATTCGCCTACTCTCCGGTGCCGTCGCAATTCTGGAAGCGGGAGATGATGTCGAAGTTCCCGGACGTGGAGCCAGACACTGATCCTGTTCCGGCCCCGCGCCGCGTCGGTTCAGGTCTGACCGCAGAGACTCTGAACGTCATCGTCGCGCCTGTGAAGGGGCGCTCGACCGTTGAAGTCACCGACGTCACCGACAAGCGTCAGGAGCGACTCCAGACCTCGATTTCGACCGAAGTCCGGACAATGCGGCCGAAGCAAATCTGGAAGGTTGTCTTCCCCGGCCGTGGCGCCAAGTACTACCGCCTCACGAAGTATCCGGAGTGTCCGGATGGCCAGGACTACTGGAAGACCAAGCAGATGCAGGTCGTGGTGTTGGAGTCTAACCGTGACGGCCTGGCCCTGACCCGAGACGAGACCATCTTCCTTTTTGAAGCCCCCGAAGTCCCGTCCAACTGGACTCTGGTGGGTCGGCTGAGAACGCAGCAATGAGGTACGCCGCCAGGTGCAGGTTTACCTTGCCAACCCCAACGATGGATGGTAGGACCAATGACCATGAGCAAGACTGAAGAACTTCTCAAGAAGTATCCGCTGCCGGTGAAGTTCCCGGGTCTGGCCGGCAAACACCTCCTGTTGGTCTGGTGGACCCACAACGAGCAGAACCGTGCCCTGGTGACCAAGTCGGTGGCAGCCATGGACAAGGCCTTCCAGGCGTACCTGGACAGCGACCGCTACAGTGAAGCTGAGCCACGACGACTCTACGAGGTGGACATCGTGTCGCCACCGTTGAAGCTGCAGCAGAAGTACGCTCGTGCAAAGCAGGAACGCGAGAAGGAAATCTTCGGGAACTGGGTTGGTGAGACCTGTGCTGGCTTCGACCACGACGTGAAGAAGTGGAAGAAGGACCCGGTGCCGCTGCCGCCTGGCGTGACTCGGTGCAACGAGTACCGGCCCGACCCTGAGTACTTCCGTGGCCGCGAGGTCGAGGAGTGGGACCAGGAGCGGCACAGCGAGTGCCTGAATCAGTGCTGGACCGGCTTCTGCTTCGACCTGGAGAGGCTGTACGCTGAGAAGCGAGACAAGTTCCTGGCGCTCAGCTGGCTCAGTGAGGTCGGGCTCCGGTTCCCGAGCCGAGCCCCGCTGGCCAAACCTGGGAGGAAGCTCTATGAGCTGGAACTCAGTAGCGGCCACCACAACGACGGGAACCAGCTACGCCTCGTCAAGGACGTCACCTACTTTGACAACACCCTGTTCTTTTGCCACGCCAAGGAGCTGAAGGTACCGCAGCGGTACCTGGACGCTCGCAAGGCCCTGGACGACAAGTGGAAGGCTGAAGGAGACGCCCGCCAGGCTGAAATCAGGGCCGGCATCGAAGCCGATCATGACCGGGAGCGCGAACGACTGAAGGCGGCCCTGTGGTAGCTCGGAAGGACATCATCCGCAGCGGTGACCGAGTCCGAATCATCAATCCCGTCATCGTGACCCGTGTCGGGTACCCGCGCACCCTCCATTCCTACAGGGGTGAAGCGGAGCGAATCTTCGGGCCGCTGCTCAGCGCCCACATGGAAAAGCGCTGCGTCGAGAAGACGCTCTGGGAGATTTGCTACGGCCTGGCCCGGAAGGACCGCTTCGGCGGACTCCAACGCAGCCTTCACGTCGAGGAGAGGCCGGAGCTGTTGGGTCAGGTCTTCACTGTCGAAAGAACCAAGATGGTGCAGACTGGCACCTACAGGAAGGCCTGGGTGTCCCGCAGCTACGAAGGAGACTACGACTACGACCCAGGTGGTCTTGACGGCATGAAGGCATACCGGCTAGTATCCGGGTTTTGGATCAGCAATTTCACCTGGGTCTCGTCACAGAACGACTTCCCCATGATTCAGGTCGAGCACCTGGAGAAGGTCAAAATGTCATGAACAAAACCCCTACCGGTGTAGAAATCAAGCTGTACGAAGTCAGCGTCCACGTCGACGGCACCAGGACAGTCCGGGTCTACAACGCCGTCGAGCACCCGAAGTCGATTCGAATCATCAACACTGAAGACAAGCCGGAGCGACACAGTACCAGTACTCACTACGTCCTGGGCTGCCGCTGTCAGTTCGGAAAGGCTGAGTTGCCGACAGTCAGGGTGACGGCGACCTGTGGCGCCGCCCTGGCCCGCAGCGAGGCCGAGGCTGTGAAGCTGCTCAAACGGGAGGTCCTCAAATACCGCAAAGGACTTCTGGCTCAAGCCGACTCGGTTTTCGAGCTGTACGTGCTGGCCCAGACTCCCAAGGAAGGCTGAGATGGCAGACAAGCAGAAGTGGAGCGGCAGCGGCTCACCCCGCAGCGGATTCCGCAAGGTCTGGCTGCTGGACGCGCAGTGGTCTGACTGCCCCGTCGAGGTCGTGGGCGAGGTCAAACGACTGTGGAGGAGCCGTGAGCTGGGGAACGACAATTGCATCGTCAAAACGACCCTCCAGGAACTGCGGGAGATGAGTGCTCCCATCGCCCAGTACGTCCTCGAAAAAGAACCGCTCATCGACCCCAACAACTTGATCCTCATCCACTGGTGGTGGTAAGGTACGTCATGCCCAAAATCAGAGAAACCCACTCCAAGCAGACCACGATTTCCCTGAACGGAACCGAGCTGCGTGAAGCCATCGGCGCCTACCTGAAGCGCGTCATCCCCGGTAGCGCTCACATCGAGTACTACCGAGCAGCGACCGCCAACAGCTCAAAATACCCGGAAGGTCTCGGCATCCAGTGGACGGACAGCCACGACGAATTTCCGGAGGGAACATGATTCAGTTCCCGGACCTCAAGAAGGACCGCAAGGACATCGCCTGGCTCTGGGACCGAACCCTGTTCCTGACGGCCCACGGCAGCCATGCCTACGGGACCAGTCTGCCGACCTCCGACCACGACTACAAGGGCTTCTGCGTGGCGCCCCGTGAGTACTTCTACGGGTACGCGAAGCGCTTCGAGCAGGCGGAGTTCAAGGGTGACCCGGACATGACTGTCTACGGCATCCAGAAGTTCTTCAAGCTGGCCGCTGACTGCAACCCCAGCATCATCGAGGTCCTCTTCACGGACAGCAGCGACCACCAGCTGGTACGGCCCCTCGGTGAGCTGGTTCTGGCCAATCGCGACCTCTTCCTGTCCAGGAAGGCTCGCCACACCTTCAGCGGCTACGCCATCTCCCAGCTGAAGAAAATCAAGTCCCACTACAAGTGGATTTCCAACCCGCCGAAGGCACCGCCGGTGCGGGCTGACTACGACCTGCCGGAGCGGACCGTCATTCCCGCCGACCAGCTGAAGACGGCCCAGGCCATGATTCGCAAGCAGGTTGAGCACTGGAACGTGCCCATCGACGAGCTGGACGACGCGGCCCGCATCGCCGTCCAGGAGCGCTTCATTGAGGCCCTGGCCCTCATCGAGACCGGCTACAAGAACCAAATCATCGGTCGGCTTTCGGAGGTCTTCCATAACCCCGCCAATCGAGGCGAGTGGCTTCAGGGTGTGGGTAGGGCGATGCGGGAGATTCGCGAAGCACCCGGCGCCAACCTGGAGCGTGTCGCCGGCCAGCTCCTGGGCTTCAGCGACAACTTCCTGGAGCTGCTCGACAAGGAGCGCCAGTACAAGGGCAAGATGGACGAGTGGGTCAGCTACCAGACCTGGCTGGTGAACCGCAACGAGAAGCGGTCGGAGCTGGAGCGGAAGTGGGGCTACGACACCAAGCACGGCATGCACCTGGTGCGGCTCATGCGCATGGGTACGGAAATCCTGCGCGGTGAAGGCGTGAAGGTGAAACGACCCGACGCCGAGGAGCTGCTGGCGATTCGCAACGGCCTCTGGAAGTACGAGGACCTGCTGGCCTGGGCCGAAGCCCAGGAGAAGCTCTTCGAGGAGCTGTACGTGACGTCGCCTCTGCCGAAGTCGCCGCCGGTGCTGAAGCTGGACGGGCTGTTGGTCGAGGTCGTGGAGAAGGCCCTGGCGTCTTGACACGGATCCAGGGACAGCCTAGAACTAGAAGCCATGACTGACAGCTTCGACAGACAAAGGCTGGACCGGGAGCTGCCAGTTGGTGCCGGTGTCCCGGACTTCGAGGCGGCGATTCTACTTGCCGTCTCTTTCCAGAGGGGCTGGCTCAGCAAGGGCACGCTGGCCCTGCTGGCGATGCGGATGCTCAGTGCCAGGGAACAGGACAAGCCGAAGTTCCTGCGGTGGATCGACGCCCTGCAGGGTCTCACGTACCTGCACAAGCATGACTTCCAGTACGAGCTGACGCCAGCCGGTGCTCGACGCCTCAAGGAGCTGTACCGCAACATGAGCTTGGCCCTTTGGGGCCTTCAGGAGACACAGAAATGACTACTTTTTCGCACAATGCCGTACCGCAACATGAGCTTGGCCCTTTGGGGCCTTCAGGAGACACAGAAATGACTACTTTTTCGCACAATGCCGACGGATTCTGGACCACTACCGCCGCACTTGGAGGTCGTGTCGGTCGTGGCCAGAGTCGCAGCGAGCCACGAGCCCTCGCCTTCGCCCTTCAGGACATCGCGGACCAGCTCATCGCTGAGTCTCGACTCAAGGTCCTGGGCCGCGCCGACATCTGGGACATGGCCCTTTTTGATGAGGTCAAGTTGGAGGGTCGGAAGGTCTTCTCTCGCCCCTGCCTCGTTCCCGACCCCAGTGCCCGTAAGCAGTACCTGGAGCTGCCGGCGGCTGAGCGTGGCGCCTTCGTCCTCGAAGGTGTGCTGGACGACAGCCTCAGCGAAGAAGACTTCAACCGAGAAGTGGCTGACGCGGAGTCGAAGTAGGTTGTACCAGATTCCGAGCCGTGCTAAAACCGTAACCCCCAAGGAGAACAAATGAAAGTCTCAGTTCAAGAAGGCAACAAACTTTTGATGCGCCTCGTCCGCAAGCTCCGGAGCCTGCCCCGCCGCCGCTTCTACTACGGCTACTGGGCTGGCTGGGAGTGGACTCCTGGTCAGGACCTGGAGACCTGCGGCACCAAGGCCTGCGCCCTGGGCTGGGCCACGACCCTGCCTTCTCTCCAGAAGAAGGGTCTCCACCTCAGCATGAACCAGCATGGCACCAGACAGGTCCTGGTCAAGGGCATGTCGTACCGCTACGGAAGCAACGACGTGAGCCGCAGCATTGCCTCAGCCAGCCGAGTCTTTGGCATCAGCCACGACGAAGCCCGGAGTCTCTTCATCCCAGGCGTGTTTGACAACAGCCTCAGCTCCGACGCCACTGCCAAGCAGGTGGCGAACCACATCGAGAAGTTCGTCGCCGCGAGGAAGCCGTGACGACCAAAATCTACGGCCGCAGCGACGACCTCATCGAGTTCGAGGGTGACGTCGAAGGCGAGGTCGGCGTCTTCCTTGAAGATGACGAGGCGGCGTTGGTCATCTTCACGGACGGAACCATCCTGGAGGTGAAGTACGGCAAGCCCCAGGGCGGCATCTGGGCAATCACGACCGTCCACAAGGGACCGCTCTTCGACCGCATCGAGACCTGCGAAGAAGAGACCGACGAGGGCTACTCTGACATCGCGTACCTCCGCGACGGAGCAAAGCTGGCTTTCGCCGCCACGAAGTGGGAACGGGTCAAGTAAAGGAGCTTCACATGGGTGACGTCTACGGCAAGGGGCAGTTCGCAGTGGCAGTGAACGTGGCCAACGAGTTCGAGGAGCTGCACCGCTTCGAGACGATGGCCGAAGCCAATGCCTTTGAAGAGGGCTGGAACTCCGGCTCAGACAAGTTCGGTGGCGACGGCTTTGCCGTGACGATGACCGAAGGTGCCATCACCATGTGGGGTGAAGACCAGGACCTCTTCTTCCGATTCGCGCGGAAGAAGATGACGGACCTGGGCATGGAGATTCCGAAGTGACTGCCAACGAAGAGAAGCGGTTGGCGGAGATCAGGGCGCGATGGGAGGCGGCTGAAAATGTCGGGATTCGCGCGGTTCTCGCCCATGCCGACGAAGACGTGCCGTTTCTGCTGGAGACCGTCGCATCACTGCAGAGCGAGTTGAACGCGTCCATTGACGACGGGGTGATTGTCAGTAAGGCATGCGACGACTTCCAGAACATGGCGCACGAGTCGGTGCGCCGGGCCGAGGCTGCAGAGGCGAAGCTGGCCGCGTCGGAAGCGGCGGCGGGGCAGCTTCGGGCGGCGCTGGAGAAGATCGATAAAGGACTCGATGACGCTGGGGAGGACCCGTACATCTACGGCGAAGTGACTGCACGCGACGAGGCATGTCAGGCTCTCGCCACCGACGCCGGGAAGGACTGGGTGTCGCCCGCAGCGGTGAAGGCCGAACTCGATGGGTGTTGGGCTCTCATCAAGGAACAGCGAGACCAAGGTGAGCAACTCCGCGAGGATGCGGAGCGGCTGCGGAAGGAGAATGAGAACCTGCGCGGTCAACTCCGCATCGCGGCTGACCTCACTGGAATCATCTCAGAAGAGGAATGCGCTCGACGGTGCCAGGAGGTGGCAGACCAGTGGGAGAAGTCGTTCAAGGCAACCCTGGCCGGCGTCTCACGGGTCAACCCCGACTTCTTCGATACCGGCCCGTTCAAGAACCCGCTGCGACAGATGGAGTTGCTGTCCATCATCGACCGCGTCATGAAGGGAGGTAAGTGATGAGCGCCTTGAAACGGTACCGAGTCCAGGGCGAACTGACCATCTCCGTCAGTACCATCGTCTGGGCAACCTCGGCAGCTGCCGCCAAGACCCTGGCTGAGGACAAGCCCGTCCAGGGTCTGTGTCACCAGTGTTCTTCCGGCGATGAAGAAGAGACCGAATGGGTGACCAGCGGTGAGCTTGACGGTGCCCCGGCGAAGCTTCAGGTAGAGGAGGAAGCGCTGTGAGCGCCAGCAGCTTCGTCAACGCCCTGATTGGGCTCGCCCGTGACCACAAGAGGAAACAGAACTTCCTCAAGAAGAGACCCGGCGCCAACATCCTCGCCGAGTGGCACAAAGTCCACCATGCCATGGTCCAGTCCGGCTACTTCAAGCAGGATGAAATCGAGCAGTTTGCCACGGCCCTGAAGGACCTGTTTCAGACCTCAGACCCCAGACGAAAGAAGGGACAGTCTTGAGCGGCAAGAAAGAGAAGGCTGCCAGGCGGGCTGCCGGCATCAACCTAAAGGCCGTACGGGCCCAGGAGCAGGAGGCTCGGGACAAGGAGATGGCGGAACTGCGCGCTGCCTACGAGGCCCGGGAACGGGTCCTGGAAGTGGAGGGCAGGTCGCCACGTAACAGGCCCCTCCCGGTCCTGGCCATCGCCGCCATCATGGCTGGAGGAGGTTTACGATGAAGAAGAAACCGCAGGGCGAGGCAATTCCCAGCTACGAAACCCGTATCGACTCGGGGACCTTCATTCTCCGCTGCAAGGAGGGCTCCTTCACGGACAGTGATGGATTTGGCGAGTGGGCGACCGAAGACCGCTGCTTCCCGGAGCTGCCGGACGTCCACCCCAGCGATGTCCGCAAAGAAGGATTCACGCCTCCCTACCCTTTCGTGGTATGGTATTCAGCATGAGCATGAACGGTCGAGATCTCGAAGCATTCGCAGAACAAATCATCGCCGGCAACCTCCAGGCCCGCCAGGACTTTGTCCGCCTCTTCATGGACGAGAACCCCGATGGCAGTGGCTACCCGGCGGTCCTCTTCGCGCTGCGGATGCTCTGGAAGCGGCACGGGCCCGTGAAGGGTGTGGCTGAAACCTGCGTCCAGGCCCTGGACGTTGCCTGCCGGACCCGGCGCCGCGACAACCTGGCTGTGGGCGGCCTCCTGTCCCTGATTTCCCTGAACGATGGTCTGCTCGGCATCGACTCGGTCTCCAGGGTCTTCCCGGAGCTGAAGAACGCGGAAATCGTGGCAGAAATCATCACCTGCACGACGTCCGTGGCGAGGTTCAGCCGATGCTGAGCGATGAGCAGACGCTGCGTGTGATTTCCGACCTGCAGCGGGACTTGGCTGCAGCCAAGGAGGAATCGGAGCAACGCCGAGTCTTCCTGGTTCAAAACGGAATCGACTTCAAGACCGGTGTACGGCTGTTCGCTAACCAGTGCTGGAGCTGTGGTGGAAAAATCAGACACGACGCTGGGTGTCAGGCTCAGTGAACACGACTGACCGACAGAAGCTCCTGGCCGGCATTCAGACCTTCTTCCGGCTCCGTGAGCCGCTCATCCACGCCACCTGGAATGCAGTCCGGGGCGACGAGCTGAGCCCTACCGACAGGCTTGAGGCCTTGACCGTCTTCAGAACGGCCTGCACCTGGGAGCCGCTCAAAATCGAGGACGTGAAGAAAATCTTCACCTACGCGGACATGCAGGCCCTGCAGCATGGCCGGGCCAGCGATGGTCCACACCCGACCTGCATGCGATGTCTGGTGATGGTCGACTACAGGCTGGAGAACCCGAAATTCAACTGGAGGAAGGTACACATTGTCCGCCAGTACGGTTCGCCACCTTCCTGGCGGGTCGACTTCCCCGTCGAGCAGTCAATTTTCTACCGCCAGCCCATGTTTCACTATGGAGACCTGCCACAGGTCCCAGGCGCAGAGCTGATCAAAGACATGGGCCAGGGCGACGGCCGCACCTTCTGGACCTCAGACCGCAACGCCAGGCGCATGGACTACCTGCTGCCGACGCTGCAACTACTTTCGAGCTTCAGTCTCGCGGATTCGGTCGAGGACTGATTTCAGGGGCGTGCCGAGGCTGATGAGCGGGTACCGGCCGCCACCACGCACCAGCAGCCCCACGACCTTGCCGTTGTGCCAGATGGCGCCGCCACTGTTGCCACCGTAGGCGCCGGCGCTGGTCAACAGGTAGCCGTCCAGGTAGCCACTGACGTAGCCCTCAGTCACCAGGGCGGTGCGGATGCCCAGGGGGTGGCCGACGACCAGGACCTTCTCACCGGCGTCTGGTGCAGCATCTGCAATCTCAGCGACACGGCCTGCGTCGCAGCTGGCCAGGCCAGTCGCCACATCTCGGGTGTCACTGACGCCCAGGACCAGGGCTTCAGCCTCGCAAGTCTTCCCGGCTCGGGTTGTGACGGTGATGAGCACCGCGTCCACCCTGACGACACCCAGCGGGCCTTCGACGAGGGAGCCGACGGCCGGCGTCTCCAGGACATGGTTGGCGGTGAGGAACTTGGAAGTCACAGGCCCGGTCCGAGCATCACTCTTCTCGTAGACGACACCGGTACCGGTCCAGCCCGTCTCCATCGGAATCTCAGGGCTTGAGCCGTCAGTCACCAGGGAGCCGGCGATGCTGACGTGGATTTGAACCGTCGAGTCAAGCATGTCGCCGACGCTCGGTCCAACAGTGGCACAGCCAGAAAACAGGACCAACGACAGGGCGAGAAGCAGTGCTTTCATAGTTCTTATGACCTCAAGAACTAGATTACCGGCGGCCTCGGACTTTCGGGGTCAAGCGGGTCTTCAGCTGCAGAAAGAGCCTTTTTCGCCACAGATGCTTTCTTGGCGGTAGCCGTCTCTCCGACCTTGCCGGCCACCCACTTGTTGGCGACGTTGCCGGTCAGGTACGCCACGGTGACAAACTCCAGGATGCCGGAGAACGTCTCAAACATGGCTTTGAGGGCTGGGAGGTGCGTAGCGGCGAGGACCGCGTACAGGAAGGCCACGGCGACGACGCCAACCGCGAACCAGAACTTCTTGCTGCCGTACCCGTCGAGCATTACGGGTTCCAGGCTTTCAACAGAGCGGTGATGCCCTCTTTGAGAGCGACTCCGCCGACGCCGGTGCCGGCCAGGAGGACAGCGATTTTTCCGACCTGGAAGAGCAGCTTCTGCCGCTCGGCGAGGATGACGGTCTGTACTGTCTTAGGCAGAGACTCGTCGGCAGTCTTCTTAGCCGCCTCGACGTGCTCTTCCAGGAGATTCGTACGGCGGATGTGCTCTTCCAGGAGGCCCTGCTGCTTGATTTGGACCTTGTCGAAGCCGTCCATGCGGTCATCAAGACCGTCAAGCTTGGTGTCAAACCTGTCCATCTTGCCGTCGATTCGAGACAGTGCCTCGACGATGAGCTGGTTTCCGAGTTCTTTGTCGCTGGGCATCGGGTTGAGTTCCTCTCCGCAGAGAAGATTGCTGTCTCAAACCCCGGTTTTGATGTGTGAATCGTGACAGCTGGCACAGACTCGAATGGAGGCCCGGACTTCTCGGTCCAGGACGCCGTGCGGCTCCTCGTAGATCGACATGTAGGTTACCATCTGACCTTCCGGGAGGTTGCCGAGAGGAAAGTTGCAGATGTAGCAGCCGCGAAGGTTGCCAGTCACCCTGGCTCTGACTTTCATCAGAGGTGGTGTCTCACGAGGCGCTTCCCGCACCTCAACGTCGTTGGTGATGAGGAACGGGGTCGCCCAGTCGCTCATTTACGGCTCGCTGATGCGAACAAAGGACGCGTCGGCCTTGACAGTCGGACCGTCTTCGTCGAAGTCTGGGATGACCTGGACGGGGAGGGCCACCTGCAGCTGGCCGTCCAGGAAGTACTCACGGCGTCGCACCACATCCGAGTTGACCCCTTTCACGTCCAGGGCGAAGAGCAGCTCCGGGAAGTCGGTGCTGAGCTGGCCCAGGGTCTTGCGCCACCAGCTCATGGCCAGAACGGAATCCGACGCCTCGAAGTCGCCCTCCAGGCTGTGGACGATGAGGGCGTCTTCCTCGGTGTAGTCCTGGCTCTCTTCAAGTCGGGTGCTCATCGCCGCAACCTCCCGGCCGAAGATGTCCATGGACTTCGGAAAGGAGAAGCTGTTGGGGATGCTGAGGCTCAGCTGCAGCGTTTCAGGCGTGTCGCTCATGAGTAGAGTTCCTTGTAGGCGCCGGCGAGAACCTCGGGAACATCGAAGCCGAACTCCTTGGCAACGGCGGCGAGATTCCGCTTCATGTCGGCGCCAGAAGTTGAGGTGTCGTGGGCGGACTGGAGCCGGGAGAAGAGTCTGGAGGACATGCCGAGCAGGAGACCTTTGTCCTGGAAGAACGGGGCGCTGGAGTCCCAGCTCTCCATCTCCGGACGGTACTGCTCGTCGGTGATGAGCTGGCCGATGGCGCAGCGGAGGCTGCCTTCGCCACGGTACCGGCAGTACTCTTTTTCTCCCTCCGGCTCCCCTACCGTCGGGATGTAGCCGTGGCGCTCGCTTGGCTTCAGAAGCTTGACGCTGCGGATGAAGTCCTGCTTCGCCAGGCCCTGCACGGATTCGAGGAAGTACTCGGCGTCGGTTTTCATGTCGTGGATCCTACCTGGGGTTGAGGTTTGATGTCAAGGCTGGGTCTGCTGTGTTTGCGCTTCAGTTCGAGCGACCTGTAGTTGACGAGGGCGCCGCTGACCATGTCCTTCTTGTTTGGACGCTTCTTCCAGAAGAGGCGCGGGGTCTCAACTTTCATCCACCAGCGCCGCTCCGTCTTCGCCTGGCGCTCCACCGCTTCGTCGTGCAAGACCAGACATTCCGAGCAAGTGGCCTGAGCCAGGAGCGGTGTAGACTTCCTACCAGTTTTCCGGCCGACGTAGAGTCGGCACAGGGCCCGGAGATCCGAGGCGAGGAGGTGGACGGTGTCGGCGCTCATGGCCCGATTATGTACATGAGGCTGAAACCGGCGTCAAGTCTTGATTTCAAAATTCTCAGCCGGGCTGGCGCAGCTGCAGCTGATGAGCCGTTCCCTGCAGGTGTCGCAGCGGTACCCGCCGTCAGTGACGGTACAGACCCGGGACGGGAACTTCGGCTTGAGCTGCATCTGTGGCAACTTGGTGCCACACCAAGGGCAGTGAGCGATGAAGCCACTGTAGGCGCTGAGCTGCCAGCCGCGCCTTGCGTTGTTTTCTGGATCCACCCACCAGTGGATGTTCGGCACACCGTAACCGTTGCGTTCGGCCGCGTACCTACAGCACCCGGGTCCGGGAAGATTGGCAGGGTTCATGTGCCGCTCCTATCAGGCGCCAGAAAGCGCGTCAAGTGCCGCACCTCAATCTCACTGGCCTGGTATTGGGTCACCAGGAACTGCATCATCTCTCGTTCCTTCTCGGTGGCGGTGAAGCCAGGAACGTAGGACTTGGGCCAGCTGGCTTGGACCGCAGCTGGGGTCTCGTAGCCCTTGGCGATGGCGTCGTTCAGCTGCAACGTGTAGAGGTGGCCTTCGAAGACCTCCCGCTGAGCCCTCCAGTGAGCTTCGCGCCCTTTCAGGTAGGCTCGGGCATCGGACTCCTTGCCGCCGGCCTGAAGCCAGTCGTAGAACTCCTGGGCGGCAATATACCGGCCCTTGGCAACAGACGGCTGGTCGTACAAGCTGGTCAGCCAGATGTACTGCCAGCCCTTGACCTTGCGGTGGACTTGGTGGGCCAGCGATTGGACGTGCTTCCTGTCGTAGATGTAGCTCACAGGGCCTCGACCGCTGCCTCGACCGCTGCGTCGGGCTCAGGCGTTTTAGCCTTCAGGTCTGCCGCCCAAGCCTCCAGGAAAGCCTGGTTCGACTCTTCACTGCCGTAGCGGCTCAACAGCTCGTCCATGCTGACAGCAGCACAGGAGCTGCAGAGCAACATCGTATGCTGCGTCTTGCCGAGCCGAATCGTGATAGACATCGTGCCAGGCAGGCGCTCTTCCGTGACCTGTTTTGTCTGGCGCCAACGCCCGAATCCACCGCTGCGGCTGAAAAACATCCGGATCAACGTGGAGACGAACTTGTAGGCCGGCACCTTACACTTCCCGCAGACCCTCTTTGAAGGTCGGTCGAGGTCGATTTTCTGCTTCATGTCAGGAACTATACAGCAGCTCCAGACAAAAAGAAACCCCTTCAGGAACGGGCCAGATACGCCGTAAAAGCCGGGAGGCGGTCTCCAGCTTCCAGGAAGCCAACGATGCGGTTACACTCGATACAGAGCAATCCGCGAACACGTCCAGTCTTGTGGCAGTGGTCTACGGCCAGGGCCTGCCCTGAAGGACACGGACGCCGGCAGATCCTGCAGACTCGCTCCTGCGCATACTCCATGCGGGCGTAGTCTTCAAGGGTGAGGGCGAACTTACGCAACTGAGATTCAGCAAGCTTCCAACAGCAGAGCTGACAGGCTGTCGTCGTTTTGAGCGGGAACCGACCGCAACGATTACAGAGACCCTTCTTAAGGCGCTCGATACGTGCGGACTCAAGGTTTGCCTTGCACTTGGCGCACATCTTCAGGCCAAAGAGAAGGGGCTCTGTAGGATGATTCCCACAGAGCCCCTTCAAAATTCGTTCTAGTCGCCGCTGTTTACTAACTGCTGGAGATGGCATTCCAGCAGCATATCACAGGGTTACGGAAGATCACTAGCCCCAGGAAGTTCACTGTTCTCGGTGTCCTCGTCGTCGACGAGCAACCCCATGAAGGTGATGCTGACTTCTTCCGGCTGACGATTCACCAGGGCCGTGTTGTAGCTGGTCGGGCGGACGCTGTGAATCTTGGCGACGCGCTTCTGCGTGTCACGGTCGAAGATGGCCAGCTCGATGTACTCGTGGCGGAGCAGGTCGGCCAGTTTCGGCACCTTCGCGGTCGTGTGAGGACCGGCACCGATGACTCGCCAGCCGCTGGCGCTGATTGACACAGCCTCCTGGCTGGTGTAGACAATCTCAGCCGGGCTGTAGCGGCCCAGAATCGAGATTGCTTCGGCACCATAGACGAGGCCGTAGCTGATGTTGTTGAAGATGCCGACCACCTTGCCTTCGCCGGTGTTCGGATCCACGATGAGGACCTGGGCTCGGGCCCCGGTCATGGTTTTCGCTGCGGCCATGCTTTACTCCTTGGAAAAGATGGAAGTGTTACCCGCCGGCCCGCTGCGACACGGGCGAGACCAGGAACGAGATGGGGATGAAGTAAATCGCGCCAGCCAGCTTGATTTCGACCTGCACAATCATGGCAGGACCGGAAATCTGGATGACGGCGTTCTTGAACCCCTTCGGAGCGTCGTCGCTGGGGGCAATCAGCTTCAACCGGAGGAAGTCCGCCATGATGCCTTCCAGGAAGGACAGGGCGATGGCGGCGCTGATGTCAGCCACGGACTGGCCAACAAAGGCCTTCTCCATGCGCTCGGCCGTGGTCAGGGCCACGATGTCGGCGCAGTACACAGCCTGGATGCTGTTGTAGACGAAGTTCGTGTCCTTACCGTAGGTGGTCTGGTCCGAAATCCAGGAGAAGCCACCGGTGCTGAGGCGTTCCGCCGGCAGCAGACCCGAGGTGAGAGCGTCTTCGACCTGGGTGTCGTCACGGTCGGAGAAGCTGCCGTCCCGCATCAGGACGCCGCTGGTGTTGATGCCCTTGTTGAAGATGGCCCGGTTGAAGGCGGCAGCCTGCATACCGGCCGCCAGGGTCGCACCCATCCAGGACTGGAACTGGGTGAGGACGCCGGCGCTGTTCACCTGCTTGAAGTCCTGGAAGGCCAGGCTGACGCGGAAGCTGGCCAAATCGGCAGCAGCGGCCCGAGCCAAGGTGAAGGTCGAGGTCTTCGACGTGAAGGCCTGGCGGTTCTTCCGCTTCTTCAGGGTCGACATCTTGAGGACGTGGGTCTTCGCGTAGGCATTGACGGTGTCCACGGCGTAGGTGCTGCTGGATTCAGTGAGGCTGTCGGCGATGTCCGAGGCAGCGTCGCGGCTGATGAGGGGCACCAGGAAGTTGCCGCGCACCTTCTCCAGGGCGTCGATGGCAGCCACGAAGTCGGCAGCCAGAGTTCCACCCTTGAGGCCGCCAGCCAGGTACGTGACGGCGGTCGTCGGAGCCGGGAGACCCGAGCCGGCCTGAGCAGCGGGGTTGCCGAGCTGCACCAGAACGGACTCCTGGTCAATCTTGTTGAAGAAGCGGTAGCCGTCAATCTTGATGCGGCCGTTCTTCTCGCCGAAGCTCGTGCAGATGCCCTGAGCCGTGACGTTGTCCAGGGCCGTGGTCGGCAGGCTGCCGAGAACCGTCGAGCCAACACTGCAGGTGTAGCCAGTCTGGGAGTTGATGAACGTCGCCAGGTCGGCGATGGTCGGGAAGTCCGCCAGCGTGATGCTGAGGTTGCCGCCGCTGCCGCCGGTGACGGTAGTCGTCAACGTGGTGTCGGTGATGGTGATGGTGGCGGTCGTACCGGTGTAGCCGAGCTTGAGCCCGATTTCGCCGCCGGCAATCAGCTCTTCGCTGATGGCGTCAACCTGACGGCTGACCTGCAGGTTGGCGCGGTACTCGCTGGCCGAGGTGAGGAGCTTCGCGGCACCAGTGGCCGAGACCCAGGTCACAGCCGTGGTGGTGCCGAGCTGGAACGCGGTCCGGGACAGGAGGTCGGTACCGGAGGTGAGCTGGGAAATCTCCAGGCTCTTGCCGATGCCGTCCACGGGGTTGCCGGAGTCGATGCTGATGGTGATGGGCGACCAGGCGCGGGCATCGTTGGCCGGAGTCGCGGAGCCAGCCACGGGCCCGATGTCGACGGGGTTCGTGATGGTGCCGATGACCGGAGCCGGAGAAGCCTTGCCGGCGTCACTGAGCTTCGTGGCGCGGAGGGTAGTAGCGGTGGAAGCCGTGATGACGTAGGCGCCGACGTTCTCCTGGCTGGCACCAGCAATCACGGAGCCAACAGGAATGGTGAGGGTGTCGCCGACGGTCGGAGTCACGGCCCAGGCCACGCTGCGGGTCAGGTCGATGATGGTTGCTTCTCCCGGCAGCCCGGTGGGGTTCGCGTCAACGGTCAGGGTGCCGACGCTGGCGGTCAGGATGACGCGGTCGACGCCACCGCTGGCCACAACACCGGCGAGGCCGTCGATGGTCGACTGGAGGCTGGCGGGGGTGGTGTTGGCGGCGAGAGTTCCACCGACCACGGCTCCACCGTTGGCGCGGATGCCGTACGCCACAGTCCCGACGGCCGGGATGTAGGTGAAGCTGGAGGTGGTCGGAACCACTTCAGCCACGGAGGTCGCAACCTGGAAGTAGATGAGGTTGCCGAGCTTGCCGTAGCTCTTGTCGAGCAGCGCCCCGTAGGTACCGGCGGCGAAGTTCAACAGGTTGGCAGTCGCCTTGGTGCTGTTGTTGGTCTTGACGAGGATGATGCGGGACGGGCTGCCGGCAATCAGAGGGTCGTTGGCCGGCTGCGCAGCGGCACGGAAGGCCTCAACGAGGGGGCCGGACTTGTACTTGGCGAGAACCGCCGACAGCTGATCCGGACCAAAGGCGTTGTCTTCGAGGTCCGTCTCAAGGCTGAAACGAGGCCCAGTGTCGGCTTCACCGACCAGCATCAGGACGCCGGTCGTGGCGAGGCCGCCGTTGGCGTTCTGCACCGAAATCTGGCTGTAGGCGCCGGGGCGAATGAGGGTGCCGGCGGTGGTGACGTAACTCTGTGCCATGGTAGCAGTTCTCCTAGAAAGTCAAGTGGAAGATTAGGTGCGGCTCTTACTTGCCGGGGAACAGCTTCCCGAAGATGCCGGCACGCTTGGTGACGCCAGCCGCTTTGGGGCTGTTGAGACTCGGCAGGGCCGTACCGACCTTCGGGGGCCGGGCCACGGTGTCAAGGCCTGAGCTGACAGGGGCTTTGGGCTGGAATGCACCCTGAGCTGCAGCGTGGAAGCCCTGGGCGCGAGCCGCCTGCTGAGCCTGGCCAGGAAGCTTGACCGGAGCCGCAGCGGGGGCGCCGAAGCCAGGAGCAGTTGAGGCAGCGTGAGACTGCATCTGACGCTTCACGTCAGGGGTGAGCGAAGCCTTTTCCAGCTCAGCCTTCATGGCCGGGGCCTTGGGAGCTGCCGGAGCCTTGGGGGCAGAGGTGGGAACGGCGGTGCCCATGTTCTTGCCGCTGGGGGGCTTGGCCATCGGCGGCTGAGCCTTGGCGAAGCTGGTGTTCTTCGTCGGGCCAGGGTTGCCACCGGGCTGAATGTCTTCGCCCATCAACTTCGGACCACCGGGGATGCTCTTGCCGAGCTTGTTCTTTTCCTGGTTGTCGTTGCTGTCGTGGAAGACGGCCTTGCTGCCGGCGTCGACGCGGGACCGGTGGACAACCTTGAGGGACTTGGCCTCGGGGTGGTCCTTGCGGGCGTCGTGCGCATCTTCCTTGTCTTCATTGCCACCGACGACTCGACCCGTCTCTTTGTGGACCAGGTAGTAGTTGTACGGGTCGCTGTCCGACTTCTGGATGTCGACGAGGCTCTTTGCCAGGGCCTTTCCAGGCAGAATGTAGCCGCCGCTGCCGGGGTCCTTCTTGGTGCCGGCGTTGATGACCTTGGTTTTTGCCGGAGGCATCTTCGAGCCGGCCACGGTGTGGTTGTCGCTGGCCTTGCCCTTGGCGTCGACGAGGTCAGACTTGCCAATCTTCATGTCGCCGCACTTGTTCAGCTCGTGAGCCTTGCCGCAGGTCTTGCAGAGAGCTTCAGCCTTCTTCTCAGACATCGCCATGGCCGGACCCGGGGCCTGAGTCGTCATGTTCGGAGTCGGGCCCGTGCTGGGACCGGTCTTCTTCATGGTCTTGTCGATGCCCTTGCCATTGGCCTTGCCGGGCGGGACGTCCTCGGTGCCCATGCTGGCCTGCATACCCTGGTTGTGGTTGTGGGTCGGAATCGCAGCCTTCTTCAGCTCGCGGTCGCGCAGGGCCTTGATTTCCGTCTCAAAGGCCTGGACCTTCTCGCGGGTCGCCTTCAGGAGAATTGACTGCGCTTCTTCGATACTGTAGGTCTTCTCGGACATGTTGTTTCCTTCAGCAGTAGAGATTGCCGTTTCAGACTTGCCCCAGAACTTGGCAGCAACCTGCTTGTCCTTCTCTGAGGAGGGAGCAGGGCGGACCCGGGAGGGGTTGTAGTCGGGCTCCTGGGTCGTCCAAGCGGTTTTTGGGTGATAGGTCCCGTGCTCCGCATAGGGCACGGTGGCCGGGGAATGACCGGGCAGGTGCTGTTCAGTGGTGGTGAAGTTGTGGTCGCTGATGCTGTTTTCGACATCGCGGGGGCCGATGTCACCTTGCACCGTGTAACCGGCCTTGCTGGCTCGGGCGCGCAGACTCGCGAGACTACGAGCGGTGAGGCTCATCTTCTGTCCGTTGACATGACCTCGACGTTGAAGGCTGCTGGTCATGAAGGTCGGCACGACAGCCTCTTCAATGTCCGGCAGCTTCACCGCCGGCGCTGTATGCTCTTTGAAGTCGCCTGTACCACCGTTCTCGTAGAACTGGTCGCGAGCCACCGGCTCATTGGCGAAGCCGGAGGCGTTGGCGATGTTTTCCTTCTCGTCCTTCGGCCAGGCCTTCTGCAGCTCCTTCTTCATCGTGACTTTGGCGCCGACACCGAGTCCGGCGTTCTGCACGGAGTTCAGGTGCTGGGTCAGCATGGAGTGAATCTGCTTGCCCTGGGGGTGAGCATGAAGAGCTGAGAGGAAGGCGGGGTGGTGCATGTGGCTGGTGATGAAGCGGCCACGAGCCGGGTCACCCTTGGGCAGAGCCTTCAGGCCACCCATGAAGCCTTCAACACTGTTGTGCAGGGCCGGAGCAGTCGGAGCCTGGGGCTGACCCGGAAGAGCCTTCTTGATGTCGTTCTTCTGCATGTTCTTCCCGAGGACGTCATGAAGGCCCTGAAGCCCGAGCTGGTGCCCGGCGTCACGAACCATCTGAAGTGAGGTGTGGAGTGGAACCTTGTGGCTGTGCGGAACAAAGCCCTCACCGCTGGGCTCGGTGAACTTGCCGGTGACGGCGCGATGAGCCGCGTCGTGCATGACGGTGTTCAGCTCCCGGTGGAAGTCTTCGTCTTTGACGTTGACGCCGATTTGCTTGGACAATTCCCGCTGCTTGTGGGCAGCCAACCACTCCCAGTGAACGGCGCGCAGGGCTTCGTTCATGGTGCGGTGCGTACCGAGCTTGCCGATGCGTCGACCTTCGCCGTAGAGCTTGTTGACTTCCGGGTAGGTGAGGGCGTGGCTCAGCTCGTGAATCTGTCGCCAGCCTCGCGTGTAGGCCTCGTGACCGAAGTCGCCACCACTGGCAGGCGTCGGGTCATAGACCATGAGGTGGCCGGTGTTGTAGTTCTTGTTGCCCAGGTCCGGCTTGCCGTACTTGCCGCCGGCGTAGTAGGTCTTGAAACCGTGGTCGGAGACGAGCTTCTCAATCTGCGGCAGCTTAGACTCGTACGGGTAGTGGAGCAGGTTCGAGCCCTTGCCGGGCTGGACGTTGCCGAAGGGCAGGGCGAACTGCTTGTAGGTGCTGACACCGACACCAGCCGCCTGGTCGTTCTTGGGCGGGGCGTCCATGTGCGGGTGCGGCTCACCGTGCTTGGCCAGACCTGGGAGCTGGGGCGCAGCCAGGTCTTCCTGGTTGTGGTCGGTGTGGCCGTCGTGCCACTCGTAGTTGTGGGGGTGGGGCTTGGAAATAGAGTCGAGATGTTGCCACCACTCCTTCTCCTCCAGTTTGTTGGAGCGCTTGTCGCCCGGGTAAATCGGAAACACGGGCTCAGCGGCCAAGGTCTGATCGTCCGGAACTCCGGCGTAGCGCTGCTTGACGTTCGCACGCTGGATGTCCCTGAGTCTGGATGCGGTTTCAGGTTGATTGTGGATCTGCCCGACGCGGTGGATGTAGGTATACAGACCCTGCCCGGCGCCGCTCATCGGAGGAAGGCCACCCTGGGGCTTGTCCATGGGGACAGTATTCAATCGAGTCCCGAGGCCGGCCTTCCCGGAGTACCCTTTCGTGGGCGTGAAGCCCTGCTCTTGGAGTTGATCAGCCAAGAGCACGTTGCCGACAAACGGCGGCTTCGCCTTCAAGAGCTTCTGCGTCTCAGCCTTGAGGTAGGCGGCAGCTTCTTCGACCGTGTACTCGCTCTTGTTGATTGGGTCCAGGGGGTGCTTCTGGCTCCAGTCGAAGTTGATGCGGGCGTAGCCGTGACCGGGGACGGTCGTGTAGAAGTCCGGGGGCGGGGTGTCGAAGTGCTCGATGGGGTTCTGCAGCTCGGCGCTGTGGTACTTGCCTTCGTGCTCACCGTTCGTGTAAACGAGCTTGTGCTGGCCGTTCTGGCTGTGGACCACCGACTCCTGGCCGAACATCTTCCCGAGCTGCTGCATCTGCTGCAGTGTCGGGTTGTGGACGATGTAGGAGCGTTCAGGTTCCTGGTACTTGCCACTGGTCTCTTCGGCGTGGAGGCCCATCTGCTGCAGGGCGTTACCGAGTGCCTCATGTCCGCCCTCAACCTGGGGTTTGAACAGGGGCTTCTCACCGCTCAGCAGGCCGAACGTGGATCCACTGAAAATGGGGTGTTTCGGCTGGCCAGCGTACATGGGTCTAAGATTGGGTTCGGGAAAGGGTGTCGAACTCGCCAATCCACAGGGCCTCGTCGGGGTTCGTGTCAGCGGGCAGAGTCTCTCCACCGATGACCCGGAACCCACCCGGATTCACGGCCCCGACAACCTGGCTCTCCTCTTTGGGCCAGTACTGCCGGCAGTACCCGGTCAGGTTCACGTACCGGGTGAAGGCGAACTCGGCCTCAGACTGGTCATCCTTGCTGAAGTCGGTGCTGCCGAACATCGTCCGCTCCAGCCCCTCGGTCTCCAGGTACTGCTGCTTGTACCGGAGCAGACAGAAGACGAGGATGCTGTGCAGCCACGTCAAGTACACGGGCTCAGCGTCGACGTGGACCCCGATTTGGAACTGGTCCCGGTACCAGACAGACTCCAGGCTTCGGACCTGGTTGGGACGACGAGACTTGACAATGGCGCCACGCAGGTCCAGTCCAGCTTTGGGGGCGATACGGAAGCTCTCATCCTCCAGCACCTCCAGCACCTCATGCTCACCGCCTTGACGGTCGATGAGGAAGAAGCCGGTCAGAATCGGAACCCGGGTCAGGTCGGCTTCGCTGGGCCTGCCGATGCCCGTCGCCGGGTCATAGCTGGCCGGGGTGAAGGTGGCCAGGGCCGGCCAGGCCGCGTCGGGGTCCGGCTCGGAGCTGATGTAGTGAATGTCGCCGAGCGTCACCTCAGACTCGGAGCTGCTCTGCAGCTTGATGCTGATACAGGGCGACTGGGCCTCGTCAAGAATCGGCACAGCCAGGACGGGGATTTTGGTCCGCATGAACCAGCGGCTGGCCGCCTCAATCTCGCCCTCGTACTGGCCCCGAGTCAGGCCATCGCTGCGGAGCGTCGAGAAGACGTACTCCAGGAGCCAGGGGTTGCGGCGCAGGTCCTCCAGGGCCGAGACGATGCCGTTCCGCAGCACCAGCTCAGACTGAAAGATGCCCATCGGCTCAGGCTCAGTAGCTGCTGCGATGCTGGTGCTGGTGCTGAGTTCCGGCAGAACCTCGACGCTGACGCTGGAGACCTTCTCGGCGAAAGTCTTCGGCCAGTACTGTCGGACGTAGCCGGTCAGGTTCAGGTAGCGGCTGAACACGAATTCAGCCTCAAACATGGTGTTGCGGTCGAACTCAGCAGCCGAGAACACGGACCTCTCGAAGCCACGCGCCTCCAGGTACTGCTGCTTGTACCGGAACAGGCAGAAGGCAACGATGCTGTAGAGCCAGCTCAGGTAAACGGGCTCGCCATCGACGTGGACCCCCAGCTGGTAGGTTTCTCGGTACGAGCAGGACTCCAGGCTGACGGTGAATACTGGCCGCTGCCCCTTGATGGTCGTGGACCGAAAGTCAAGGCCAACCGTCGGTGCGACACGGACCTGGTCGTTGTCAAGGATTTCCAGAATCTCAGCTGCAGTGCCCTTGGTGTCGACCAGGGACATGCCCTCGACCAGGACCAGGGCGTCCTGAATGTCGGCAGGGATGGTCAAGATGCCGGTCGCCGGGTCGTAGTCGTAGATGCTGAAGTTCGGCACCAGGGCCGGCCAGGCGCTGTCGTTGTCTTCGCTGCTCTTGTAGTGGACGTCACCGAGCGTCACCTCAGCCTCATCACTGGCGGCCAGGGCGATGCTGATGCAGGGCGTCTTGGCTTCGTCCAGGCGGGGCGTCATCACGACCGGAATTTCCTGCCTGAGGAACCACTCCTTGGCCCTGGCCTTCTCTGCAGTCGAAATCTTCGAGAAAACGGAGTCCAAGAGCTTGCCATCATTCTTGCGCAGCTCCCGCAGAGCCTGCAGAAGAGCGGTACGAATGATGATGTCGCTCTGGTGAATGCCAATGGCTTCAGACTGAATGCTGTTCGAGTCGATTGGCATCTACTTCCTCCGTGGCCAGATGGGGCGAAGCTGGATGCCGGCCAGGTTCCGGCGCTGTCGCGGCTGCGGCAGGTACTGGATGACAGGCGGCATACCCGCCAACGCCGTCAGGTCCGCACTGACCGTCGCCCTGGCCAAGATTGCAGCTGCGAAGCCAACCGGGGCCGTCAGGTCCGCATTGGCCTGGGCGGTGGCGGTGATGCTGGCGTTGAGCAGCAGCTGGGTGCTGAGGTCGGCAGAGGCTGAGGCCTGAGCTGAGGCGCTGCCGGCCAAAGGAATCTGGGTGGTCAGGCTGGCACTGGCAGTTGCAGCTGCAGCGGCAGCCGCATTCAGCCTCAGGGCCGTGGTCAAGCTCGCGGCGGCACTGGCCGAGGCGGCGACACTGCTGGCCATCAGGATGGCGGTTGACAGGGCGGCTGAGACTGTGGCAGCAGTCGAGACGCTACCGTTGAGCAGAATCTGGGTTGACAGTGCCGCCGCAGCCGTGGCAGCTCCAGTAACGGAAGCTGCGGGCCGAATCGCCGTGGTCAGAGCTGCGGCCGTAGTCGCAGAGGCCGAGACACTGGCGGCAGGAGTGATTTGGGTACTGAGACTGGCGTTGACAGTCGCAGCTGCAGCTACGGCGGCGACCAGGGCGGCAGCGTCACCGCTGAAGGTGGCGGTCGTAGTCGCAACGCCGGTGATGGCGGTTGCCAGCAGAATCTGGGTGCTGAGGTCCGCCGCAACCAGGGCCTGGGCCGAGACAGACGCAGCGGGGCGAATCGCCGTCGTCAGGGCGGCAGAAGTCGTGACTGCCGTCGAGACACTGGACGCCAGAGGAATCTGCGTGGTGAGGCTTGCGTTGACGGTGGCTGCAGCACTGATGCTGGCGGCCGGGGTGATTTGGGTGCTGAGGCTGGCGCTGGTAGTGGCTGCCGTCGAGATGCTGGCGGCCAGAGGAATCTGGGTCGTCAGGCTTGCGTTGACGGTGGCTGAGGTACTGACGGACGCCGCTGCAGTGATTTGAGTCTGAAGGGTTGAGGCCTGGGCGGTAGCTGAGGCCGAAACGCTGGCAGCTGGAGTAATCTGGGTACTGAGGGCTGCAGTGATGGTGGCTGCAGCGTTGATCGCCGCAGCTGCCGTAATCTGAGTCGTCAGACTGGCACTGACAGTTGCAGCGGCCGTGACGCTGGTGTCGAACTGCTGACCCGTAGCCGCCATCGAGCCACTGACGGTGGCAACGCCGGTGATGGCCGCAGCCAGAGCAATCTGAGTCGTCAGGGCGGCGCTGGTAGTAGCGGCCGCGTTGACGGTTGCAGCCGGGGTGATGCTGGTCGACAGAGAGGCACTGACGGACGCCGCAGTACTGACAGAGGCGGCTGGCGTGATTTGAGTCGACAGCGCCGCAGTCGTCGTAGCAGCTGCACTGATGGAACTCGCCAGAGGAATCTGGGTGGTGAGAGCCGCAGTCACCGTCGCAGCAGCGTTGACAGACGCAGCAGGGGTGATTTGAGTCTGAAGGGTTGAGGCCTGAGCGGTGGCCGCAGCACTGATGGCAGTGGCCAGGGCAATTTGTGTGCTGAGGGCTGCCGTTACCGTCGCAGCAGTGCTGATGCTGGTGGCCAGCGGAATCTGCGTGGTAAGGGCCGCAGCAACCGTGGCCGCAGCAGAGACAGACGCGGCCGGGGTGATTTGGGTGCTGAGGTCGCCGGTCGTCGTAGCGGCGGTACTGATGCTCGACGCCAGAGGAATCTGAGTACTGAGAGCGGCAGTGACGGTAGCAGCCGCCGAGACAGAGGCAGCTGGAGTAATCTGAGTGCTGAGGTCAGCAGCGACAGTTGCTGCAGTGCTGACGGCAGCGTCAAGAGCAGCCGCAGTGCCGGTCGGGGTCAACGAGGCCGCAACAGAGGTGGAAACGGCAGCCGTGAGGATGGCTCCGACAGGCCCCAGAGCCGGACCTTGCTCCACGGTGTAGTTCGGAGTGCCAGAGCCGACACCGTCAACAAGGTCCGCGCCCGCAACCGCCGTCAGCGGTGAGGCTGCCGTCATCGTAGACGGGAACCAGGCGCCGAGCAGACCCTCGTTTCGAATCGGAACGTCAGACTGCCATTCCCGCTCAAGCTCAGCCTGAGTCAGGGCTCGATTCCAGACACGGACGTGGGCGAGCCGACCATCAAACCATTCCAGGGCCGCTGAAGCAGTGCTGCCGATGCCCTGGTAGTTGTTGGCGCTGATGTTGGTGATGGCGCCACTAACCTTCGTCGCGGCCGTGGTGTTCTCTGGACCAATGTAGCCATCGACGTTGCCGCTGGTAATGACCATGGCGACGCGATACCAACTGCCAACAGCCATGGCGCCGAGAGTGACGACTGGCGTCGGACTGACATGGTCGTAGATGACCAGCGTCGTGCCGTCGACGTCAGTAATCAGCTCGTTCCACTGCGTGCCGATGTTCTCCGCAGAGAGAATGCCGGAGTAGGTGTTGCGGTCGTTGGTGATGCGGGCCCAGCCGCACATCGTCAGCGGGAAGGTCTGACCGGTGGTAGCCAGCTGAACAACGTCTTGCTGACCGTCGACACGGAAGGCATTGTTTGGGAGGGTGGCTGACGCCGTCGCCGCAGTGCTGACCGCCGCATTGAAGAAAACCGGCGACATCAGAACAGCCGATGTCACAGTACAGCTGGCGCTGACAGCTGCGCTGAAACCGTCATCCTCCGTGAGGGCGTAAGAGCCGTCCTCTAGGAGAAGTCTGTCAGTGCCGTTTTCTAGAAGGAACATGCGTCACCGCCCTACCAACAGGTGATGATGACAAGTCCAGAACCGCCGTCTCCGCCTCGACCACCAGTCGTACCGCCGCCACCGCCGCCACCACCACTGCCGTAGCCACCGTTGCCACCGTTGCCACCGACACCGGCGTTGGAGGCCGAGCCACCGGTTCCGCCGAAGCTGAACAGAGGCTGCCAGATGGTAAAGCCGTCGCTGCCGGCATTGGAGCCCGCAGCCGGAGTTGCAGGCCGCTGCTCGCTGAGCCAGGAATTGGTGATGGCCGTCCAAGCTCCACCGGCAAAGTCAGCGCTCGTAGTGCCAGCTCCACCACTACCCCCGGTGCAAATGACGGAGGTTGTAGGAATGGTCTGGGCCGTACCGTTGGCGCCGGCGACAGCTCCACCGGCGACACCGATTTGGCCCGCAATGACGTCAAAGTGGCCAAGGCCGGCCAGGGGCATGGAGCCGATGACAGCAATCGTGCCGGCCGTGCCGGCCGCGCCGACGGCAGCACCGGTGCCAGTACCGCCACCGACGGCACCTGCAGCACCACTGATGGCGACAACATTCGAGGCGGTCGTGTTTGGGGCAATGGCGACGTAACTGAGGACACCTGAGCCGGCCGTACCACCGCCCGAGCCAACGCCCTGACCGCCGGCGCCGACCTGCACGTAGAGACGGTCGGGAAGGAACTGGATGGGAATGGTGACTCGGGTCACAGCTGAGCCGCCGCCGCTTCCACCACCACCTCGGGCAGCTGCTGCAGCGGCCGTGAAACCGCCGCCACCACCGCCGCCACCGCCGATGCAGACGATGTTGCACATGCTGACGCCACGAGGCTTCAGCCACGTCATCCACTGCGTGTTCGTCACAGTGGAGGGGCGGTTGAAGACCTGGACATCCGCATGGTTCTGACCAGGCAGGTGGCGCCAGTCGTTCATCTTAGTACTCTCCGCCGATGGGGCAGACAACCCAGCCAGCAGCAACAGCAGCACCGAGGCCGCAGTAGATGCGGAACCCCGGGGGCAGGGCCACGTTGATGGGGTAGTCGATTTCCACCGTGGCTGCCGTGGTGATGGCAGTCGTCGCCGGCAGGGAGACTTCACCGAAGAAGACGTTATTGGCCGCAGTGGTGTTCGCTGAGCCGTTATTGAAGTAGATTCGCATCACGGCAGCGACGTTCGTGCCGGCAGCCTTGAAGCGGAGACGCTGGATGAAGCTGCCGTTGGTGGCATCGGCGGTGAAGACCAGGGAGTTGTTGGCGCTGGCGCCGGTGTAGTCAGCGGCAGCAGCCGTGATGGCCTGGTTCATGCCGGTGCCGTTGTTGTTGCTGACGTCACCGAGCTTGCTGAAGATGGGGAAGGTATTTGCAGCCATGTCGGACTCCTGCTAGGGCATCAACGCGCCCCTGGCGGCGAACTGCAGAATGCCCTGCATGTTGGCACGCAGGGTGTCGTAGGTGATTTTCTTGTTCGTACCTGAAGCCGCCATCGTGGTATCACTCTTGTCCACGAGAACGAACTCATCGTCCGTGGCAAGGTCCACGATGGCTGACAGGCCTGAAATCTTGGTGTCAGCCATTTAGGACCTCGGGCTTAGGCGATGGTGACGCTGAGGGCCGCAGCGGCGAAGCTCGGCGCCGGATCGCCGTTGTTGACGGTCTTCGAAGCCGTCAGGGCGCCGTGGACCAGCAAGTTGCCACCCGACGAAGCGTCAAAGATGCCGAAGTGGGTGATGACACCCCAGTTGGCGCTCGGCGTCGGGAAGGTGATGGCGCCGTTGTTCGAGCTGGCACCGCCGGTGCCGGACGAGGCGGCCGTCGAGCCAGCCGACTGAGTACCGGCCCAGTTCGCCAGGGAGGTGGTGATCGCCACCCGGGCATACGAGCCACCCGACACTTCGGTACCACCACCGCTGTCAGACGGGGCCGCAGTGAAGAGGGCCACGTAGATGGTGGCCGGCGCCGTGAAGGACTGGGCGCGGAAGATGAGGTCGGTGAGCTTGTTTTCGAGGTAGTCGCTGAAAGCAGACATGGAGAAGTCTCCTTAGGGGTTCAACGGTGAAGATTACCTTCGGCCTGGTAGAATCAGTGCATGGACGAAACAACGATGAAGAATGCGAATCGGCTCCTGCAGCGGTTCGTCTCAGACACTGAATCCAAGCTCCGGTACGGGCTGCGCCTCCGCCAGGCCTACTTCGAGGCGGTACAGCGCGGGGAGGACCCGAAGAACTATAGGACCGAGTTCATCTCCAACACCTCGACGGAAGTCTTCGCCTGGCTGACAGAGAAAGCCCGGGAATTCAACAAGAAATTCCCCCAGGACCGCATGAGCGGACACGACTTCCTGGACATCCTGGCAACAGCCCACCACCGGCTCCAGGAGAAGCTGAAGAAGGGCTAGAACTTCTTCGAGACGGAAATCAGGATTCTGTCCTTGATGGTCGTCTCGAATTCCTCAATGGCCCAGCGGGCAGCCTCATCGAAGAACCTCTTGGCTTCCAGGCCGGGATGAATCCAACGTCCGGTGCCTTTGTGTTTGCTGGAGGCGACACGGAACGTCATGATGCCCTTCTTGACAGATTCCTTGCCAGCCTTGTCCTTCACCTTCTGTTGGTAGATGCGGACACCCTGCAGGAAGGGAATGCCGGTCGGCCCCTGCTTGACCTTGCCTACAGGTCCATGGCCCTGACCTGGCCCATTGGCCGTCTTCAGAGGATTCTTCATGATGTCGAAGCTGTGGAGCAGGCCCAGCTTCGGCTTACCGGTGTCATCCTTCTCGATGCCGCCGTAGGGGATGTTCCGCTTCTTCATCTCGGCGCGCAGGGTGTCGGTGAGGTTCTGCTGGGCGGGAGTACTTGAGGTCGGGCCCTTGTTCTGCTTGAAGGGCACCACCAGGTAGCGGCTGCCGTCTTTGGCCGTCTTCGCCTTCTTGGACTTGAGCAGGCCGTCCAGCATGTCCTTGTTCGGTGGGATGCCTTCCTCAATCCACATCGCCGACTTGTCCAGGGTGATGACCCAGGTGTCCTCGTCGGCCTGGTCAATCTTCATCGCCTGGATGTACTTGTCGCGGGTGCTGTGGAGCTTCTCCTGCACCTCTTCCTGGATGTGGGCAAAAGTCATCGCAGACAAGTCACGGGCAGCGTCCTTCATCGCCTTGTCGGCGGCGGGACGAAACTCCTTGACGAGGTCGTTGAGATTGCCGAGGTCTAGGTTGAGGAAGAACAAGAGCTTACCCGCTTGGATTCCGGCTGCTGGTGGGGGTGCCGTCTGGGGCCATGACGAGACCTGAGCGGACTGAACGCCACTTCGTCTTCTGCGTCTCCGGGTCGCGGACCTTGATTTCTCCACCTTCGTGGTTGGCGCTGGGGCCTGGGTCGACCTGGGCGCCGACGGGGAGAACGACCTGGTGGCGACCGGTCTTGCCGGCTTCCAGACTGGCTTTGTCCAGCTCCTCCGGGTCCTGCTTGACCTTGTTCGCCCAGTGGTCCTTGTGGTCGTGGCAGTAGTTACCGGTGACCTGTCGCTGGCAGCGTCGCTCCCCGAGTTTCCACTTGCACTGACCGACCTTGCCCATGGCCTTCTGCAGCTGGCCGGCGCCCTGGTCCTGGCCCTGGGCCAGGGCAATCATGGCCTGCACCAGGCCTTTGACGCTGTTGTACATGTCAGGGTTCTGGGTCTTCATCTGCTCCAGCTGGGGCGCCTTGGCCCGGACGTCCTGGAGAATCTTCACAACCTGAGCCCGGACGTCGTCCTGGAGGCCGGTCGGGACCTGACCTTTCTCTTCCGGCTGGGCTTGGGCTGCGGCCTGGTGGAAGAGCTGCTCGAAGTCCTGGGGCTGACCAGGCTCAATGCCGAGGGTGGTGCGGGCCGTCTCGGCTTCGCTGTGCTCGCTGGCTTCACGGGGTGCAGCCGGAGCTGCGGGGTGAGACTGACTGGCGCCGCTGAAGCCTGCTCCAACCCCGGCGTTCATGCCCGGCTGGGCCTTGTTGATGGGAAGTCGGTCTTCACCGACGTAGTCTCTCAGGTCATTGTACTCACCAGTCGGAGGCATGCCCGGATGTGTGAGTCCGTTGACAACCATCAGCGGGTAATCACCGGTCCCCATCGTCTGCTGGTGATGAAGCATGGCAGACTTGATGGCTTGGTGCGGGCTGTCGGCGTGGAGCACGTAGGTGTAGGGAGCGTGACCGTCCTCAGCCTCAGGGCCGGCGAGAGTCACGGTGTGGACTGGCCGGTTCTGGACCGGCGGCGGTGCCGGAACCCCACCCTCAGACTGAATCTGGTCAGCAATCACCAGATTCGATTCGTGCGGAGGCTGCTTGCCGTCTCCGGTCATCATCGGAGCCGAGGGGCTTCGATTCAGGGCAGCAGGAACTGAGAAGTGGCCAGGGGCAACAGGGCCGACCACCTTCTTGGGGCCGCCCAGAGCCTTCTGCAGGCCGGCCGAGTCCGGATTCAGGTACTCGTCGTAGAGCTTCTCGCCCTCAGGCTTCTCCTGCAGCTGCTCCAGGAGTTCATTTACTTCCTGACTGTAGAGCTGGATCCGGTTCCCGCCCTGGAGCTTGGCAGCCATCAGACTCTTGTCGGCCTCGCTGAGCCGGGTCCCGACGCCGACGCTGACGCTTGAGCCGACGGCACCCTCGTACTGGGCTCGAATCTTCGGCAGCTCTTCCAGGTGGTCGGCCTCAACCTCCAACCGGCCTTCGTCACCGCCGATGTTGATGACCTTGCCGCCATGGCTCTCAACCCAGCTGCGCCAAATTCCGTTGCCACGGTCGATGGCCTGGCTGATGCGGGCCACCTCCTCGGGCTTGTCGGCAAGACTGGCCCTGCCAACCATGCGGCCAATGTGGTCACCGTCGAAGCTCACGAAGACTTTCATGAGGTGAAGATTGCCTCCAGACTTGACGGGCGAAAATAGCTCATGTACATTCCGGCTATGTCCACCGTCCTCGCACCGGTCCACACGCACGAAATCTTCGACCCCTGCACCTTTGCCATCAAGGTGGCCAAAGTGGTAGCTCGCATCCAGGAGTTGAGATCCGAGATTGATTTCAATGCCTTAGCTGGGTGTGGCAACTCCGGCCTGCCGCTGCTCGGGGCCGTTGCCATCCAGCTCCAGATGCCCTTCTTCGCAGTCCGCAAGACCATGGACACGTCAAACGACAGCCACCTCGCCAACGGCTACATCCCCGACGGAGGCTGTCGATACCTGATTATCGACGACCTCATCAGCAGCGGCAGGACGACGGAACGAATCCACAAGCACATCGCAGACACGGTGAAGACCCACTGCCCGTCGATGACGAGCCTGGTCCGGCCTGCCGGCATCCTGCTCTACATGTCGCGGTACTTCAAGAACAGCTTCAGCGTCGTGACGCAACCTCCGGTCCTGGATCCCGTCACCGGCGACATCCTCCGGCTCAGAAAGACTGAAAGCGTGCCGGTGTTCTTCGTTGACAAGCTCATCCCTCAGGCCGTAAAGTGAGCGGCATGGACACGACGGAAACCTTCATCTGGCTCGGCATCATGAACAACATCAGTGTCGGAGATCTCCTGGCCGCCAACGACTACATGCGGGACCAGGGCGACTGGTTCCCGGCCAGCGGCGGTACCGAAGTCCCCTTCGAGACCCGCAGCAAGCGTCGCCTGCTCTACTGCTGGCAGCCCAGCACGGGCCGACACGCCTACCTGGACCTGGACACGGACGTGATTCTCGGCGATGATGAGGCCGAACAGGTGCTCTCCAAATGAGACTCGACCGAGACACCGTAGCGAAGAGGGCTCAGTTCATCCGAGACGCAATCCGTCAGAATCCGAAGCTGACTGGAGATGACCTCCAGGAGCTTCTCTTCCAGCACTTTCGCCACCGCATGCACCCGACCAGGATGTACGCCCTGAAGAAGCAGGCACTGCAGGCGCTGGACCTTCCACAGGAGCTGAAATGAGCAAACGCGAGACCGGAGTCTTCAGTTACGTCAAGGTCGAGAACTACCGAGGTGATGGTGGCCCACCGAACACCGTCAGCATCGGCATCGACTTCAACGGTGGCGGCAGTCACCAGGGGTGGGGTGGACTCTACCTGCCGTCGGAGAAAGAACAGCAGGTCTACCTGAAGATGCTCTGCGAGACCTTCGGTGTCAGCAAGCCCGAGGAGCTGAAAGATGTGGCAGTTGTCGCCCTTCGCAGCTTTGAAGGCTGGAACGAGCCCATCGTCGGAGTCGAGAACCCCAAGACCGGGGCTCGTTTCACCACCAAAAAGTTCCGGGACGCCATGGGATACCCAGACCCGTCAGTGACGGTCCTGCAAGAGCGTCGTCAGAGCCTGCGGAATCGCATCGCCAGGGCTCGGCAGCAAGAAGAGGATGCAGTGGCCGAGCTGGCAAGCATCAACAGCAAGTACACGGAGTGGGACTAACCCCCAAAGGAGCAGCACATGAACCGCAGCAACGGACGTGGTGGCAAGCCGGAGTCGAAGGACAGCAACGGCATGATGTTGGCCGAAATCAAGCACCTGAAGGCTCAGCTGGCGCTGAAGGACAAGCTCATCAAGGAGCAGGCGGAGAAGATCGCGGCGCTGACTCCGAAGACGGAGCCGGTCGTCACGAAGAAGCCGGAGCTGGCAGCCTGATGTACCCGCTCATCATCATGGGTGGCGCCGCCGGGTCCGGTAAGGACACGGTGGCGGCCATGCTGGCTGACGCCTCCGGGGCCGGCACCCTGATTGCCCAGGCCGACCCGATGAAGCGCTTCGTCCGGGACTGGCTGGGCTTCACCGAGGAACAGCTCTGGGGTCCGTCGGAGATGCGGAACGGGGCCGACCCACGGTTTGGACCGGAACTGGGCCCAGACACCTGGTCTGGACTTGACGTCGACAACATCCAAACCCTGGTGGCGATGGAGAGGCTCGTGGTCGAGGTGGGGTACCTCCACAAGTTCGACGACCTCCAGGAGTGGGTCCGTGAGACCCAGAAGCGCTACCTGAAGCTCCCGGTGACGCCCCGCGCCATCCTGCAGCTCTTTGGTACGGAATTCGGCCGGACCTCTCTCCACCCCGACGTCTGGTCTGACAGAGCCATTCGCTCCGCCCGACAGGTGCTGGCCGGCAAGGCCCGCTACGACCGGACCCAGGGCATCATCGAAGACGGCAAGGAAGCGGGCGCCAGCCTGGTCGTCATCACCGATGGCCGGTTCCGGAACGAAATCCTGAACGTGAAGGGCCAGGCGGGTCGCGCCGTCCAGGTCTACAACCCGGCACCGACTCAGGACGCGGCTGCGGTTGAAGCTGCCGGCATCAAAGGCCACAGCAGTGAAGCAGAGCTGCGTGGCATTCCCCGGAGCTGGTACGACTACAAGCTCCACAACGACAAACAGCTGGGCCTGGACCATCTCCGGTCTGTGGTCGACAGCCTCGCCACGAGCTGGAGCCTGAAACCGTGAAGATCCTCGTCGACATCGACGGCATCGTGGCGGACACGCTGCCGTACTGGCTGGACCGCATCCACGAAGAGGCGGCGAAGTGGTTTCCCAGGGACGTATACGGCCTCCGCCCAGCCCAGGTCGGAGACATCGACCAGTGGGGGCTGGAAAACTGTGGGTCCCTGAAGGTGATCCACAAGCTGGCGCCCCAAATCATCTTTGGGCTGCTGAACAAGCCCGGCTTCATGGCCGGCATTCCCATCATGCCTGGCGCAGCTCAGACTCTGAAGCAGCTCATGGACGACAGCCACGAGGTGCTGCTGGTCACGGCTCGCCACGGTCCCGTCAACATGGCTGAGACCCTGGAGTGGGTGAAGCTCCACCTGCCATTCATCAACGCCGAGAAGCAGCTCATCTTCTGCTACCGAAAGGAGCTGATTCCAGCTGACGTCCTCATCGACGACAAACCGGAGACGCTGAACCGGTACGCCCTGGCTCATCCCAGCGCCCTGCTGATGACCATCAACTACGCGTACAATGCGCAGGCCCTCAACGTCAACACCGTGCCGGTGAAGACGGTTCGATTCCAGGGACACCCGAACCTGAACAACACCTGGGGCGCCATCTACGGGTACATCAGAGGGTACGAGGACCGCCATGGGAATTGAGGAACTCGAAGCCCTGGTGTTGAAGCTGCAGCGTGAACTGGCGGAGATGAAGGACCGCTTCAACGACCACAATCACGACATCCAGGAACACAGCAGCACGGAGACGCCCAGCAATCCGTTTCTCTGGAAGGTCGGCGACACCTGCTACAGCTTTGACCTGGAGGGGCCGCAGACCATCGCAAAAGTGATTGACGGCTTCTACGGGCAAGAGGTCGAATTGGAGGGTGTGTTCCGCTCCAAACGAGCGCGTCACCTGTCTCGGGTGCCTGTTAAATGACCAAACTCGACGAAGTCAAGAAGCGGCTTGCCGTTCGTGAAGCAGCCTCGGCGGTCCTGAACGAGGAAGTGAACCTCATCAAGGCTGCCTTCGAGCGGATGGAGAAGCCGGCGCACTGTCCCGACCTGTTCAACGGGCTGGAAATCGGAGTCCAGATTCTGCAACTCAAACGCCGCCTGATGGGACTGCAGTCAGCAATCAACAAGAACAATTCGCGAAAGTGAGTCTCCGATGAAAAGTTACTTCGAGAAGGTGAAGGCCAGCGTGGCCTGGCTCCAGGAGAACTACAGCCACATCTGGGACAATGAAGCCCTGACCGTCGAGGAGCGCTGCGGCTTCCTGGCTGCCTGCTGTGACAGTCGTCGCTGCTTCCTGGCCACCCTGGGCCTGAAGGACCGAATCGACGCCATCCGAATGGTTGGCTTCAACCTGGGGCGCACCAACGCCGTCTTCGTCCTGATGGAAGAGAACCAGAGCTACCCGATTCTCGGCATCTTCAGCAGCGCGGAGAAACTCATGGCTGCGGCCGTGGACGTCGTGGCGGGGAAGCCGGTGCAGCTCGCCATGTACGAGGAGCGTCTCAACGAGGAAGGCGCGACTTTCGAGCCGGTCTTCACAAAGTTGCGTTGAGGGCTTGACAGCCTGGAAGTAGATCCTGTACATAGTCAGGCATGACCGACGAACTGACTGGACAGGCTGAACACGACGACTTCGAACGCGGCGCCGAAGACATGGAACTTCGGGCCATGCGCAGCGAGAGCGAAGACGAGATGATGCGGGAAGCCTACTGGTACTACTGCGACGGCATGGAACAGGACGGCCAGAAGCCGATGAGCCTCGCCGCCTGGGAAGCTGCCCGCCAGAACCAGTTCATGTCTTCGCCCCAGCACATCCCCGAAGAGCTGTCGAACAGCGACGACATGCCGTTCTGAACCCCAAGACACCGAAAGGACGACAATGACCAGGTACAGCAGGAGAGGGTAAGCCCTTAAGAGATGCGGTAGCAGAGCCTTCACGAGGCAGGAGGAACCAGGTCATGAACCACGGAGGGTAACGCCCTCCACCGAGAGGTTGTAGCACCAGTTCCCGTAGCACAGAGGACTAATGCGTCGGCCCTAACCAAGCCGAATACGCGGGTTCGAATCCCGCCGGGAGCAAATGAAAGTCGCCGACATCCCTGAGCACTGGACGAAGAAGCTGAAGTTCCACAAAGTGACCCCGCTCTGGCACCAGAGCTTCTACGACGGCCCCTTGGACGGCATCGTCGAGTTTCGAGGCCGAAAGATGTACGCCTGTATCGTCGAAGCCGACTTCCGGGAAGCCTGGGCCCTGTACGCGCTCACCGATGAGGAAACCAAACTCATTGAGGCCCAGCATGAGCTGTTTCGGCAGCATGTCGGCACGCATGCGGATTACGGCAGCCTGGACGAATACCGGGCGCCGGCGTCTGAACATCACCTGTTCTACGACAACAAGCTGCCGAAGGTTGACTTCACGGTCTTCGAGGGCCGTGAGATTGCCGGCTGGTGCCGCAACCCCTTCTGGAGTAGCTGATGCTGACACGAGATGACATCCTGCAGCTGAAAGTCGGAGACCTGGTCCAGGACACGGACGACGTCATCTGGACGAAGGACTACAAGTGCCTGGGTCTGAAACCTGACCCGACCTGGAACGAACCGGTAACGGTGGCAACGACGACTGTCCTCGGGACAGACCTCAGGCCCACGATTGCGGCAATCGTCGACAACCGTGGAGAGCATCGGCTCCTGACTGAGGGCTGCCACTACTACCGACTCCTCGAAGGCATCTGCGCCAAGTGTGGAGGCTACATCGAGAAGGGCGACGAGCACCTGTCTCTGCCACCTGGTTCACTTCGTAAGTGCGCGGTTCTGGCAAACCTGACCAAGTATGAGGAGCGGAAATGACCGACCTTGAGGCTTTGGAGCTTCGAATCAAAGAGCTGGAGCTGTCCATGGCGGCCTTACAGACCGCCTTTGAATCCTTCAAAAGGGACTCCATGACCGCTTTCTACCGAAACCCGGCCCCCAGGATCGACAAGAAGAAATGACCTGCCGGCGGTCCTGAAAGAACCAACAACTTTGGCCGTATCACCAGACTTCTTGGTGATACGGCCTTTCTGCGTTCCTACTGGCCCTGGGTGGCAGGAGCCTGGTACGGGGCCGGGTCAGCTCGGAACTTCCAGTAGCCATGAGTCACCCAGGACTCACCGAGAGACTCGCCATTGAACGAGGTGATGGCCGGCGGCGGCAGGTCGCCAATAATCAGGGCTCGCTGGTCGGCACGGGTCTTCTCAATGACCTGCTTCCGGGAGCCGGTGCGGACCTCACGGCCGTAGAAGCCCGAAAACCCAATCAGTTCCCCGTACGCCACCACCCGCTGAATGTGGATGCGGTTCCGGGACTCGGCACGAATCGAGTAGAGGCGTGTCGCGTCCTTCTTCAGGGCCAGGAGTTGCTTCGACTCCTCCCAGGAGATGAAGTGTCCGGTGGCTCTCATCTGAGCCTTCAAGGCGATGATTTTCTCTTCCAGGGCGAGGCGTTCTTCGTTCCAGAGTTCGACGTTCAAGCGGGTTTGCATAGTGGTGCTCCTAGGCTGCGAGTTTGTACTGCGACAGGTACTTCCGGATCAGTCTACTACGGGGTTGGGGCGGCAGTCCAATGGCCATCAGCGCTCCCAGGTACGGGGCGTCGAGTTCTCGGATTGAGGTGTGGGGAATCCCGGCTTGCTGCAGACGCGACTCCAGCTTCAGGAGAGCGGCCTCATCAGCTGCTTCCAGGGCTATGGCGTGAGTTTCGGGCGGGAGGTTGCCTGGCGAGGACTCGCCGGCGGCATGAATCAGCTGGGCCAGCTTTGCTCCCAATGGGAGGTCGGCCCTGATGATGCAGTAGTGGTACAACGGCGAAAGCGGCTGAGCCTCGACGCACCCCGGTGGGGGAATTGTGGAGGAAGCAGCCGCTTCGACAGTTGGTGAATGCTGGGTGGCAAGCGGCGCGACGCCGCTGCGGTCAACCGGAGATCTTCATGGCGTTCATCCTTTTCTGCTGGGGGTGGCGCATGTACTCGAACTACCCAAACCGGCATTCTGCCGGGCACTGCGGGAGTCCCAATGTTACCACACCCAGAAGAAGGCCGTCAACTACAGCTTGACGGTGGAGCCAGCCGGAGCCGTGAAGCTGCGGAGGACCACGTAGATGTTGCCAATCACAGCCGCCTGACCGAGGTCGCCGGCAACGGTGATGGTGATGAGGTCGGCAGAGCCGGCGGTGGCCGGAATCATGAGGACACGGTCGCCAACAGCCAAGGACGCGAAGTCCGTGGTCTGCGAGACGGCAGTGGCAACGATTGCACCAGCGACCACCTTTGCGGAGGCAGCCACAAAAGCGGTGTGGTTGTCGATGGCATCCACGAGTTCACGGGCCAGGGCCTGGTCGGTGACGGCGTGCATGAGGCGTTTGACGAGATTTTCAGAAAGAGCCATGGTGTTCTCCCGAGAGGGTTGGGTTCAGGTCTAAAGATTAGGTGCCGACTTGACACAGTGGGGCGTTTGTGAGATGTAATGTGCCCCTACTCAGGAGCACACAATGGCAGACGTCGAACCTGCATTCCCGCAATTCCTGGCTGTTGGCGACCGGGTCGTGACGACGGCACGAATTGTGGAAACCGGTTCGCCGGAGTTTCAGAACCATGTCCATGCCGAAGTTGGGGAGCTGGGGACCTGCGTCCACGCCCAGGAAGGCTACCTGCCGACGGTGCGCTTCGACCGGACCAAGACGGCGACCATCGTCTTCGAGATGGAAGTCGAGAAGGTGGTCCTACACTGACTGAACGCCCCACTGGGCTCGGCGTAGCCAGTTCGACTTGAACTTGGCCAGGCTCGGGGTCCGGGCGATGATGCGCAGATAGTAGGCTTCCATCTCACCGGCAAAGGCCCGGACGAAGTCTTCGGCGGGCAAGGCGTTGATGGCGTCGAAGCTCTTCGGCCCAAGCCTGCCGTCAACGGTCAGGTCAGCGCCGAGGCTGTTGGCGGCATTCTGGGCGAAAGTTGCGGACCGACTCGGGCCCATGTTGACTGCAGCGTCCATCATCTTCGTGGCTGCAACCTGGTCGATGACGTTCTGGTAGCCGTACTGGTTCCAGAAGAAGCGCCGGTACAGGCTCTCGCAGGTCTGCTTGGAGACGAGCTTCAGGCAGCCGGGGTAGAAGTTCCGGGTCTGCAGGCCGAGGTCATTCGGGGTGAGGCCGAGGCGCTTGATGGTCAGCATGGACCAGCCCCACTGCGTCTCACCGCCTGGGTCGGCCGGGTCATTCACCCAACTGAGCTTGTCCGTGCCCTCGTGGGACATGATGACGGGAATGGCTGCTTCGAAGCTGGACATGACTACTCCTTCTCGTGCTCGTCACCTTGCAGAAGGAACCCGTCGGCTCGGTGCGGCTTGAACTTGTAGAACTTCTCCTGCTTGTCGGCCAGACTCTGGATCTCATGGGGGACAGCGTCCATGGGGTTCAGCCCCAGTGCCTTCATGTGCAGCTGGTAGAGCAGGCCGTGCTTGTGGCCTTCCTCACGGCTGCCGGCAGCTTCACTTGCCTTCAGACCCTGGAGGTGGTAGGCGGCGGCTTCCCTGTGCTTGTCCTGCTTGTACTCGTGATGGGCGCGGTGCTCTGCGTCGTCGCGAGTCATGCGGTGCTTGAATTCAAAGATGGCGGCTCGACTGTCGAGGTCGTGGGCGTCCTCGTCTTTGGCGATTTTTCGCTTGTTCCACTGCGGGAAGTTGAGCTTAGGCATTTGAACTCCGGAAGGCCTTGAAGAGAGCCCGAATGGACTCCTGGTCGATTCCCGACTTGAAGCTGAGCACGTAGCCATCACCGTAGGCGGTGGTGGAGATGTTCTTCGACAGGTCCGAGAAGCAGATGCAGCCCTTGAATCTGTTGTTGGCGAACTGCTGGCCCCCACACATGGAGCAGGGGCGAGCTGCAGCGGACTTGCTGATGCTGAGGCTGGGCGTCTTCGTGGTCTTCTTGTTGTTGGCCGGCTGCTTCATCGGAGGTACCGGAGCCATTGGCCCCTGCTGTTGCGTCGGTTGGTGGGTGCGGCCTGGAGCTTCGACTTTCTCCAGGTGGATGCGTCGACCTCCACTGGCCGACTCAGCGAACTTGTACATGGCGGTGGCGATGCCCTGGCGGCGATACTGAGGGTCAACCTGAACCTTGCCGGGGACCAGCTTGTCGCCGTGATGCTCAAAGTCAGCGCTGCCAACCAGCTCCTTGCCGCGTCGAGCCTCGACGCTGGTTCCGAAGACTCCACCGGGTCGAGCCTGCTGGGAGCCAGTCAGCTCAACCTCGGCCTTGAGAGTTGCGTCTCCAGGCACGAAGATGCCCCGGTACTTGGCCTGGTGCCAGTCCGCAATGGGCTGAGCGTCTTTGAGGCTGGCGATGCCGGGCTGTACGACACTGCCGGTCCGGGTGTGGATGACTGAGTAGGGGCGGTCGTGGCCACCGTTGTGCTCGATGTGGTAGCCGCCGTGAGTAGTCATCCGAGTCGGCTTAAGGGCGTTCGGGGACTTCAACTCCTTCATCAGGACCCTGGCTTTGGTGAGCGTGTCGATGCTCTTGCCGAGCTTCACCAGAACTGTGTCACGGACGCTGGGGTCAACGTCTGTTGGCTCAAGCCCCAGGGCGGTAGCAATGCCGGCCGCCAGGTGGTAGACGCTGGAGTTCTGGAAACTGTAGACGCCCTGCTCCAGGCTGATGGCGCCGCTGAAGCCGGCTTCAGTCTTCTGGAACTGGACGTAGCTGTTCTCAATGCCGGGAATCTCACCCTCGTAGTCGTACTCGGTGGTGAAGTTCAACCAGCCGACGATTGTCCGTGGAATCAGGATGCTGGACAGCTGTGGCTCACGGTCGACAGCTTTCCGGAGCGCGGCTGCACCATCAGGTCCAAGTGCTGCGGCAAGGAATTTGTGGCCAAGGTCGGACATCGTGTCTCCGCAGGGAAGATTGTCGTTACCGAGGCCCAAAGCCGCCGTCTTCCGGGGCATGCTGCTGCCGGGGGCTGCCGGCCTTGCTGGTGCTGGTCCGGGGGTCGAGAGCCAGGTCGTCGTTGGACTCGTTCAGGAAGAGGTATTCGCGGTTCAGCAAGCACTGCTGCTGCATCCGGACCAGCTTCCGTTCCCCAGTCATCTGGTTGTCCTGCTGGGAGACGCGAATCTCGTGCATCATCCTGGCGCAGTACCAGAAGGGGCGGTACCGGAAGCGGATGCTGTAGATGACGCCACGTCCCGTCTCAACGTCCTCACCGGGTCGACGTCCGCCTGGCTTCCATCGAATCTGGCCGGCTTCAATCTCGAAGTCCTGGCACTGCTCGTAGCTCTCACCGCGAGCATCGACGAGGCGTTCCACCTCAACGGCGGGGAAGGAGAGCTTGTCAAGACCTGAGGGGTTCGACTTCACCAGCTGCCAGGTGCTGACAGTGATGTCCTCTTCGTCCAGGTAGAAGCGGTCGAAGGGAGCCATGTAGAAGGGCTTCGGCGGGACGCAGGGGTCGTCGTACTGGCGGGGAAAGGTGGAGGTGAAGCTGGCGCCGTCGACGAAGCCGATGTCGCGGAGGCTCGGGTTGTTGCCGTTACCAATCAGCAGGGCCGTCACAGAGCCAGCCCTCTCGTAGAGGAAGCCGTTGCTGCAGCCGCTGTGGTCCGGGTGGGGGCGACGGTTGTCGCCGATGTCCGTCATGCCGACGGGGCAGCGAATGGCCCTGAAGTGAATGAGGCGGACGCCCTGGTTCCGAATCGCATCGTCAAAGGCTTCAACGTCAAAGCCGATGGCGACCGTCGGCAGGTCCGTGATGTAGTGGTCGACCGGTTTCCTACCGCTGGCCATCGGTTAGCCCTTCTTTGAGAGCTGACGCAGAGCGTCGGTGATTTGCTCGTACTTGGGGAGGACCATGGCGAAAGCTGCCTCATCGACGTGGTCGGACTTGCTCATCTCCTGCCAGACGATGTCCGGCTCGTGCTTGTTCGCGATGAAACGCGCCACGGCCCGGTGTGGACCGGTTCCCAGGGCCTCAAAGCTGCCGGCCTTCTGCATGACCAGGACGTGGAGACCGCCCTTGGTACGGACGTGGAAGATCGGCTTGCCGTGCAAGTTGCCGACCTTCTTGGGTTTTTGGTCCAACTGATTCGAATCCAGGTTCATTGGGCTTCCTTCTGAAAGAAAGATTGCTGGCCCTGTTGACAGGAGGAGATCTGCTCCGGTACAGTCGCCTCATGCGAACCCCCAAATACGTCATGTCCGCTCACGCCGACCTCAAAGCCGCTCTGATTGACGCCATCCAGAACCGTGAGTTCGGCTCAGCCCAGAAAATCCTGGACTGCATCGTCTGCCTCTCCACCATCACGCCGGCATTCGACCCCACCACCCTCAACGACACCGAGAAGACGATGGTGAAGGAGGGTCAGATCATCCCCGCCATCAAGGCGGTCCGGACCCGCACCGGCGTGGGGCTCGTCGAAGCCAAAAACCTCGTTGTCGCCTACCGGGACATGGGCTGCTGACATGGCCATCAAGTTCGAGAAAATCACCGCCGGCATGATGCTGTACGACCGCCACCGCTACCGCATGGGCAACACGACGATGACCAACATCGGCGAGTGGGACGTGGAGGTCGTCAGTATTGACCCCGACACCTGCACGGCCAGGGTGCGTTGGAACGGAAACAGAGAGCAGGTCTACCATAAGCACCAGCTGGAAAGGCTCAGCACCTGGAGCATGCACGGCAAAGACGTCGTCGTGAAGCGGTCGTCAATGTTCGGTGCCGTTTTGAAGGTCCGGAAGATGACCAAAGCCGAAAAACTCGCAGCAGGTATCAAGTAGCACTCACCCAAAACCAAGGAGCAAACATGAGCGACGCATCAGGCATGGCCTACCGTAAAGGGCAATTCACCATCAACGACGACACCATCTTCGAGCTGCTCCAGGAAACGGGCGGGGCCGGTGCCCGGAACGATGAACTCTGGTCGAAGTGGCGGGACGGCAAAGACGTCTCGGAGACTCAGATTCACAGCTTCCAGAACCAAATCATCGGTCGGACCTCAGAGCTGCTCCGCAAGGGCCTGCTCATCGCCAAGAAGGAGAACTACACCGGCGAGAACGGAGCCGTGACGCAGCGCAGCCGCTACTTCCTGGCCCCGGTCAAGGGCGTGGAGCGCCGCAAGCTGACCGACGTCCTCCGGGAAGAGAACGAGAAGCTTCTCGCGGATCTGAAGGAGCTGCGGACGAAGTACGAGGTCGCGTGCCGGAGCATCGACCGGATGGAGCTGCAGATCCGCAACCAGAACCGGATGTCGGCGTGACGGACGAAGCCCCGGTTCCAGTCCAGACTGACCGCTGGGGGCGACCCATCCCGACGCGAATCCAAGACAAGACGGGCCGAGACATCAAGCCCGGCGATTTCCTGGTTGTCGGCCATGCTGCAGGTCGGACCTCGACCCTGAAATTCCTGAAGGTGGCCGGAGTCAACATTCCCCAGCAGTCGATTCGCGCCCTGGAGACCCTCAAGTGGCGCCGCGACTTCAACTACCAGCGCATTCCACCGGACCCGACACAGAAACCCAGGGGCAGCGACTACACGCACCTCACGTACCCGAGTCGGATGCTGATTGTCGACCGACACGTCATCCCCAAGGAGGTGGCAGCGGTGCTGGACCGAGCTGAGCTGAACGAGCCAATCACACCTCTGCTCTGTGCCGGCTGCAAGATTGTCCAGGTTCAAGATGAGCAGGCTCGGGAGGTCGGCTCACCCCTCTACTTCCGGTTCGGTGACCAGACCCGAGTCTTCTGCGGTACCTGCGGCCAAATCGTCTTCGGCGAGATTGA